AAGAAGTGTGTCCAGACATATAGATGCTGAAATTACAGTAGACAATCCATTTATAGAGTCTGTACTTAGAAGAAGTGTGTCCAGACATATAGATGCTGAAATTACAGTAGACAATCCATTTATAGAGTCTGTACTTAGAAGAAGTGTGTCCAGACACATAGATGTGGGGATTATAGCAAATAGCCCAGAAATTTGTTCGACAATATCTCGCTATCCTGTAGTATATAGAATTTTAAAATTAAATAGTGATTTTAATACAATATTAATAAATGTGTCTAGTATTAAGACAGCATTCATTGGAGAATAGTCATGAGTAATAAACATTATATTAATGAAATAGGAACAAGAATAGCTGTAAAAACGACTGGTCTTGCAATTAGAGATTATGATCCTGTCTCTTTGAGAGTTAAAAAGCCAGATGGCACAATGTGTGAATGGAGTGCAACGCTTGTTAGTGGAGTGTATATCCAACATACAGTGATAGATGGTGATTTTGATCAACCTGGAAAATATTCTGTGCAACCATATGTTGCGACGAGTGGATGGTCTGGAGTTGGAGAAACATCAACTTTTGACATATATAGATATTATTGTTAGGAGCTTATAATGACCGTTATACAAATAAATACAATTGTTGATGATGTTGCTTTAGATATGGGGACAACAGATGAAATTGATAATGATTCTATAAGAAAATTTGTTAGTAAAGCGATAAAAAGATTAAATAGAATTTTTAAAATTAATGGAATAACTGATACAATATCTCAGTGCGATGAATATTGTGATATAGAGGTTGCTGATGATAAGTCGGAGATTTATCCAGATTTAATAACACTGCAAACTGAATGTTTGATATCAAAAAGAAGATACTATGAGGCTGTCTCTAAAGGAATAAAGATAAAGAGTGGTTCTGATAGTGTTGATACAACTAGTTCATTTGGTGGCTATAGTCAGTTGACTAGTGAATTTTGTGATGAATTAAATAGGTCACTTAATAGTTTTCTTGATGATAACAAATCAGATGATGTTGTTGATGGCGGAACTTTGATATGGTACGGTGAACAGCGCGAATATTGGGAGAACGAAGATTACGACAATAGTAGAAAGAATTTTAGAAGCCCATTTGATAATGGGACAGAAATGGATTAATTATGGCTAAAGATGATTCAATATTGCCAATTGCTGGGCGATATCTTACAGATAATTTAAAAAATTTATACTCTACATCTATTCAACAACTTATTGCTGATCTTGGAAGAGAGGTTGTTTTAACATTACCACCATCGACTAGCGGATGTCCTAATTGTACTTATTCTGCACTTGATGAAAGGTCGGCAGGTAGATATAATACGTCAAATCCATTCAGTGGCAAGCCATATAATATTCCATTTGCAGAAAATCAACGATGTCCAGTCTGTTTAGGAACGCACACCATTAAAGAAAAAAAGACTGCGACTTGGCGTGCGACAATTGTTAAAAGTCCAAAAGAAGTCAATTATGAAAAATACGGAGTTTCTCCAGAAAACACTGTTTTAACAAAGACAGTAATTAATTCATTCAGAGATATTTCTAACTGTGTGCGTGCAACAATAGATGGGTTGGAGTACACAAGATTGTCTGATCCTGTAAAGATAGGACTTGGTAATAATAACGAAGATTTAAAATTTGTTAATACTATTTGGAAGAGGGCATCATAATGCCAGTTGCAGTATACCCTTCTGATTTTAAGATTATTCTTACTAAAAGTGTTTTGAAACACTTAAATCTTAGACTTAAAAAACTCAAGCTTAGGTTGATAGCAGACAGGGCGTCTATTTTGCTTGCTGCTGACCAATTCCTCCGTATTTTTAGGAACGAACTATTCAACAGTCAGGTAATACAAAATGTCTCTAAAAAAGGCTCTACTGGCCCTTTAACTGGCATTAAATCTTTGGCAGATGCTGAAACACATCCTTTGTTTGGAATGTTGGGGTTTTCTAGTGCGCCGTCTGTTAATGCTATTATAAACAATATCAGAATTGGTTCACAAAGTGTGGTTTTTAAAACGAGAAAAACGCCGAAAGGCTTTATTGGTGATCTTATTTTTGATTTTAATGCATTTAATGGCGATACTGCTGCAAAAATATCTTGGAACAAAGGATCTGTGTCATGGCCAAGAATATTGGAATATGGAATTTCTATAGGCAATAGGCTCTTTGGTTGGTGGATAGACAGCAATGCCTCTAGGTCGCAAGATGGTATTATGATAAGAAATAAGAATCATTCAGGGTTTGCTATAGTTCCATTATATATATTTAGAACTGCATTTGAACGAGCAATGGTAATAACACCGATAGACATTATGAAAAAACTCTCTGTGAGATTTGTGGGGTAACAATGATATCAATATCTTTTACATCTAATCTTAAGTATAATTTAAAACAATATTATATGAAGAGATTTTTAAACAATGGGTTTTATACTAATATACACAAAAATGATTTATTTTATAATGATAATAATCCATCTGTTTTACGCAAAAATGGCAACCTTTTTGAGTCTATAGCAAATGAGTGGGTATATGAGCTGGATATAACTCAGCCATCTGGATTTGAGGCACCTATCGACGTAAGCGGTGTATATGTAAATAATACATTTTATGCAAATGGAGCCGCGCCATATTATCCACAGCCAGATTATTTATATGGGGCTATTAAATTTGTATCTCCGCCATCTTCTACAGACGTTGTTCAGGCTGAGTTTAGCTATAAAGACTGTGTAATAGATTATGAAGATTCTAAAATAAATAACATTATACAAACACAATATATACAAAATCCTGATTATGACACAACAGAAATATACCCATCTGGAATAGATAGGATATTGCCAGCAATGATAATAGAACCAACAGTTAGAGGCAGGAAGGGCTTGCAGCTGGGCGGTGGAGACATAATAAGCGAAAATGTTACATTATTTATATATGCTGCGAAACCATACGAAAAAGATGCAATAATGGATACAGTATATGACACAGTAAGAGAGGTAATAATTGGTGTAGATTATAAAGATGCGCCTGAAATATTAAATTATCAAGGTGGAAGGTCGGCTGGTTATAAAACATATGCTCAAATGCAAAATGATTATTTTTGGACAAAAATTTATATAGATGATGCAAGGATTGTGGAAAGAGCCCAAATAACGCCATATATGTATATGGCAAGAATTGATTTGTTGTTAAAAATTTATTTAAGTGCTTAAAATAAAAACCGTATAATAATATAGAAGATTTCCCCTATAATCGTGTGCTTGTGTTTAAAAGGAGGTTTCAATGGCAAATAACAGAATTACGTATGCAACGGCTCAAGTGTCAATTAAAGACAATAGGGCTGCGGCTACAAATATCATAGCGAACGATTATGATGCTGCTATTCTTGCTTCAGGAATTTCCGCTGCTGACACAATAATAGGTTTTAATACAGCTTTAAGTGGTACGTGGCCTGACTCTCATGACATCATGATAGAGAATGAAATTATCAATTTTACCGAGTGGGTTACAACCGACTCTATTGGTGGTTTGACTCGTGGTGCTCGTGGAACAACTGCTGCGTCGCACGCTTCTGGTACAGAGGCAAAACTTCTTGCATGGGAGGTACCTTACGGTATGCAAACGACATCTATCAGTACAGCATTTAATACTGAAGATGTATTTCAGATTGGACAGCTCGACGCATATGAAAACGTTGAGACTATTCCTGAAATTGAAGTCACGATGGAAAGAGTGCTTGATGGTACTGTACCTTTGTGGCTTATGTGTACCGATAGTCAGTATACCTCTTTGAAGGGAAGGACCGCTGATTTTAAGGTTGATCTTGCCGTTAATGTTTATCCTGATACACAGGATTCTGCGGCTGGAACTGACGAAGATGCGGTTGTCACTTGTTCTGGAATGTACGTAAGCTCTGTAAGCTATAGTCTTACTACCGATGGGAATTTTACAGAAAGTTTAACTCTCGTTGGAAACGATAAGACTTGGACAGATGCTGAAGGTATTCCAGATGGACATTTTCCAACAAGCGATGCCTTTTATGCAGATAAGGTTGCTAAACCTGCTAACGGTGTTGGTTCGGGCGTTCAGCGTTCAGAAGACTTTGATGCTGCTGGCTCTACGCTTCCTACCGATATTAGCGCAGATGATCATATCCAGTCTTTGGATGTATCTGCCGACATTGGTCGTGAAGACATTTATGAGCTTGGAAGTAAGGCTCCATATTACAGGGCTGTTACTTTTCCAATCGAAGTCACTTGTTCGTTTGAAGTTATTACATCTGAAGGTGACAAGGTAGAAGCATTATCAGATCGTGACAATCTTTCCGCACAATCAATTATTATTAAGACAGATGGTGGACTTACGATTGATCTTGGTAGCAATAACAAACTTACAAACGTTTCATTTGGAGATTTTACGACAGGCGGCGATTCCGTAACATGCACCTTTGAATACGCAAACTCCAATTCATTAACCATTTCTCACGCCGCTGAGTAGATAGGCTTCTCGCAATGAGGCACGCCCCCTCTGCAATGGAGGGGGCATTTTTTATACTAAGGAAATAAGGCAAGGCAATAGGTATGGAAGCTGGAGAAATAGAGAGAAAAATACAATCTATTTTGTGGGGAAAAGCGATAGTTGACATCGAGGATGGTAGTGGCATTGAGCACAATGTTATTATTAGAGCGCTGTCATCAAAAGAAAATAATATTGTTAATTACTTGTACAATAAAGAAATAGAGAATGGCAAAGCAGATGGGCTTTGTACAAACGATGAGCTTGCAAAAATATATAATGAGAATGGTGCTTGGACATATGTAGATGAAGAAGAAATAATAAAGCTTCAAAATGGCATCAAAAGATTATATAAAATCCTTCCAGATTATCAATATTTAAGATCAAAGTATTTAAGTATTAAAAAGCGCATTAAAAAAGCCGAAGTAGATCTTGCAGAATTGCATCAGACTAAAGTTGGGCTGTTTTACAATAGTCTTGAAAATAGAGCGAGCGAAGTGCGCATGCGAAAAGTCGCGCAATTTTGTGTTGAAACACTCGATGAGAAGATGTACTGGTCAGAAGACGATTTTTTAAATACTACTGATCTTGATTTTGTTCATAATATTATGATAGCATATTCAGATGTTTTTATTATGCCAACAGAGCAAGTTAGAGAAATTGCTAGATCATCTGAATGGCGTTATAGATGGAAAGCATCTAAAAATGGTGCTAATTTATTTGATAAGTCAGTTGCAGAATGGTCTGAAGCGCAAAATTCACTAGTTTTTTGGTCACAATATTATGATTGGATATTTGAACATCCAGAATGTCCAATGGGACTCATAAATAACGACAAGGCGTTAGACAAATGGGTAGAAGATCAAAATAAAAAAGATAAACAAAAAAACGTATCATCTAATAAGGGATCTGTTTCTTCTAATCCAAACGCTATAAATGAACAATTTATAATGGTAGAAAAAGGAGATAAAGATTCTATAAAAGAAATACAAGGGCAGAACGATGCATCTACAAGGAGACGATTATCTGCCGAAAGGAAAAAACTTAAGGAAAAAGGGAGGTTAAAGGAATGGGAATTGAGGAAAAACCTTTACGCAAAAAAACATTGAAAGAAAGAAAACTTATAGAAAATGATCCATATTTTTTAAAATCAAAAGAATATATGCGACATTTTCTCTATAATCAAATAAAAGATGTTTTTGTCGGCTCTTTAAATGCTATTGAGAATAAGCTTGGAAAAACATTTCCTTCTTATCCGCAATTACGTGCTGAGATATTGAGAGTGGGTAATGATAAAATTAGGGAGATGCATGATCTTCTTGATAGTTTTAATATTGAAATGGTTGCTGATGTAGAAGAATTTGGAAACAAGGACAAAAGGTAAGGAGACAAAAAAATGGAAAAACTTATTAATTTTGATTACAATGGCAAAAAATTTTCGATTGTTAGGCCGACACAGGAAGATTTGATGAAAATTGACATGGAACATCGTAAGGCGTTTGCGGAAGGAGTGAGGAATGGGCTTATGACTCAATTTGAAGCACAAAAACGCTTTGAAAAAGATGGCGTATGGGGCAGCGAAGATGAAGAAAAGATGCAAATGTTGCAGACAGAAATTGTAACAATAGAGAGCGAGCTACAAAAAGCAAAAGGGGCGGATGGTAGAAAGATGGCGTTTCAATTGGCAGAAAAACGTAATGCACTTATGGAGCTTATTAATCATAAGACACAATTGTTTTCTGGACAAACTGCTGAAGGCTATGCAATTGAGAATAAAACCGTTATGTTTGCCGCGCTCTGCACTGTTGATAAAGGCGGGCGTCGCGTTTTTGGCGATAAAAAAACTTTTCTTGATCATGAAGACCATTCTTTTACGGCAACATGTTATGGTAAGGCATCTCTTGCTGACTATGGGATGAGCGAAGAAGACTTGAATCCTGAATATTTAGAGCGCAAATGGCTTGTCGATAATGGTTATGTAGAAAAAGATGGCAGTTTTACAAAACAATATTACGATGAGATACTTGAAGAGGGTGGGATTAAAAAGAAGAAGACTACTAAGAAAAAGTCAGCAAAGAAAAAAAAGACTGCTAAGAAAAAAAATATATCTAAGACAAAATAGATAGGAGAGAAAGATGGCGGGCGAACAGCTACCTTTAGGCATTAGATTTACAGCTAGAGATGTTGAAACTGCTAATATTACATCAGAAGTGCAAAAAGCTATTAATACAGCCATTGCTAATACTGACACTAAGCAGCTTAGCAAAAAGTTTGAGAATGCGCCTATCACTATTACAACCAAGCTTAGCAAACAGGCTAAAGGAGTAATAGCAAAAGATGTTCAGTCCGCACTCAATAAAGTTGGCATTGTTTTTACAGATAGAAATGTTAAAACTAAAACATTAATAGAGAAAGTGCGACGTGGCGTAAGTAATGCTATTTCTACAGTTGGGACTAAAACATTTGGTAGCCGCCTTTATGATGCCGCAGTTAAGGTTAGAAATGGTATTAATGTAGCATTAAATTCTGCCAAATTTTCTGATTTATCAAAAAGATTACAGCAACAATTGAGTAAGCCTGTTACTGTTAGAGTTGGAAAAGTTGAGTCAACAAAAGATGCTGTTATTAAATTAAAAGGAAAGATAGATGGTAAAACACTTGGAGAATCTGTCAGGGCGCTTGATGGAAAATATTCTGTATTAATTAGAGCAAAAGTGCAAGGATTGAGAGAAGCCGTAGCGCAGATACAAAGGCAAGTTGGAACTACACCAACAGCAACTGGTAGTGCGAAGCAAGCCCAATCTGCAGCAAAAGCAAATCAAGAATTGGCGCAAAGTAGGAGGCAAGCTACTAATGCTGCAATTAGTCATACACAAGCAACAAGTAAAGAGGCTAATGCTCAGTCTATTAATACAAAATCTGCAAGAAGTCAGGCAGATGCATTAAAACAATTGCGAAACGACATATTGCCAGCAGAGAAGGGAACAAAAAAATTATCTAGTGCAACAGTACAGCTTAGTAACACACAAAATAAAAGTGCTGCTGCTGCAAAATTAATGTTTCAGCCATTTAATAAAACAAGAGCAATGACAGATAGCTTGGCTAAATCTTTTCAAGAAGCTGGAATAAATGCAGAGATACTTGGCACAAGAATCGCCCAGATTGCGAAAAGATTTTCTGGATTTTTCATTTATACTGCTGCACTTTTTAAATTTCTTGAGGCCATACGAGAAACAACTCAGGCAATTAAGGATTTAGATAGAACTGCCGCTAGTCTTGGAAAAGTGTTGAAGGAGCTTTCGGAAGATGATATAGATGCAGTAAATCAGCAGCTAATAGAAATGGCAATTAATACCAAGAGGGCATATAGTGAAGCCGCAACCGCGATGGAAAATTTTGCCCGTCAGGGGTTGTCTACCAAAGATGCTATGCAAGCGACAAAGGGCGTATTAGATTTGCTTAATATTTCTACCGTCGATGCCGCTACTGCGTCAAAGTTGATTATTACTACGTTTAATGCGTTCGGCGGCGAAATGGAGGAAATGACAAAGACGCTTGCCACCTTCTCTGATCTTGCAGATGCGAGCGCCATTGATGTTGTTGATTTAGCGCAGGGTTTTATTAGATCTGCTGCGGCTGCAGATGCATTTGGTGTTTCTCAAGAGCAGTTGGCATCCGCTATCGCAACCGTTGGTGGCGTAACTCAGATGCAAGCAACTCGTATTGGTACTGCATTTAAAACAATCTTTAGTTACTTGGGACAGAACAGAAAGGCTGTACTTGAGCTTGCGGCGTCTTATCGTGGAATTAATAGAACAATAGGTGATTTGGACAATGAGTTTTCAACAATGCATGACACCCTTCGTTTCGTGGCAGAAGGATGGGCGTCTTTTAGTAAAGAACAAAGAAGTGCTATTGGGCAACTCGTAGGCGGGAAAAGAAGATTTAATGAATTGTCTGCATTGATGCAGAATTTTTCTAAATACCAAGAACTTTATGGTCAGTCACTTGAGGAAAGCAATGCTATACAGCGCAAAAGCGAAGTTGAATCAAAAACACTTGCTGCTGCACACAGAGAACTTTCTTCTTCTATTGTGCAACTTTCTAAAAGTTTTACTGATTTTGGTGCTACAGACTTTTATAAGAATATTATTTCTGGACTTTCTTCTATCATACAGTTGTCTTCTACTGCTCTTAGAAGTTTAGATACAATTAGTAATTTTATAGCAGAGGCAAGCGATGAGACTATAGCTGTAGGAATAGACGGTAAGGAAATTAAGATAGAAATTAATAATGCGCAAAAGGCTTTTCTTGGGTTTGTGGAAAGTGCAACAAGTGGTAGTAATTTATTGACAAATTCATTCATCTATCTTTTTGCAAGAGTTGTTTTGCCATTTATAGGGAAAGCCACAAAGTCATTTAAGGCATTTTTAACTGGCAATGAAAAGGGATTAAATAAAATTTTAGCACAACAGGCTGGCTACACACAAGAGGTTGCGAATTCCATAAGTGCGCTTAGTAACGAGCAGCAAAGGCTTACTGGTATATTACAAACAGAAAAACAAATACTTCAAACTAGACAACAATCTTCACAAGTACAAGCTGGCGGGACTACAGCGAAGAGTGTCGCAACACAAAGGGGTTCTGAAGGTGCAGCGAATTTTGCGGCAGCTTCTAAATTTGTTGATTCTATAAAGAATACTCAAGGTGTAGTTGTTGGTATGTCTGCTGCGATTAAAAATGCAGAAGCTGTATCTAGAGGGTATGGCAAGGCATTAACAAATAATACAAAGGTTGTTAGTTCTAATATTAATAGTATGAAACTCCTTGAATATAGAAGGAAGGCGCTCCTTTCTGAAGTTGATAGAACTAGCAATATATTTCAAAAGCTTTATGTTGCAGTAAAAAATGGATTACAAATACAGAAGGTTGAAAACAGGGCTGGTATAGCTGCGCCAAAACAGGGGTTGGCATACACTCTTCCAATATTTGGAAAAGGACTTGGCGATAGTTTCAAGAAAAGTCTTGGAGGATTTAAGACTAGTATTGGCAATATAAGAAAACAAATGTCTGGCTTCGGTGGGCAGATGATAAAAATGGTAGCGATTATGCAAGGAATCCAGGCGATAGGTGGTGGATTTGAAAGCCTTGCGGAAGGATTCAGAGAAGATGGCGATGCGCTTAAGGCTAATGCCGCAGAGCTTGGGGCTTCTGTCGCACAATCTGCTGCGCCGCTCGCTGCGTTTGGTCCTGCCGCTGCGCTGGCTGGTGTAGCTATGGGCGCGTTTAAACACACAGTGTCTGAAGTTAGCAAGGCGCTGAAAGCTAATGCTGCACTTGTCAATGCAGAAGCAAAGGTTAGATTAGAAAATCTTAATGCATCAGAACTGCTTGCTGCCGCCCAGGACAACTACTTATTGCAAACATCTCTTGTAGAAAGAGGGTTGGGTGAATTTGTTAAAAATGCAAGAACTGGTGCTAAAGAATTCAATATAATAAGTGAAGAATTTGGAAAGCTTGATGGTGCGAATATTAGAGTTGAAGAAACAAGGGGTGTTGCTACCATAAAAGAAGATCTAAATGAAGTTATAAGACAAGCTACAATCCTTTCTACAAAATGGAATGATAATTTAGAAACAATTGAAAAAATGTCAGATGTTATAGATATATTTAAAAGTAGCGCTGAAGATATAACTAATGCTAAAATAGATCTAAATATTGAAAACACAAGAGAGCTTTTAGGGTATGCTTCTTCTGATATGGGAGACCTTTTAAAACAGATAAATAAGGTGAATTCTACAGATGTTAAGTTTCTTGCAGTCGGCGGTGAGCTGGGTAAATTTATAGATATTAACAGAGAAGCTGGAGATGTTATAGATAAGCTTAATAGTCAATTTAAAAAGCTACAAATAGGTGAAATAACTAGAAGTGAGTTTAGTGACTTCTATGAGATGCTGAATATAACGACTCCTGAAATAGAAAAATACAATAAAGAAATAGAAGCGATGGAAAAGAGACAGGTAGAGTTGCAGAAGTCCATTAAGAAAATTCCAGATGCGCTTGGTGGTGCTGACTTTTCGCTTACAGAGGAAGTTTCGTCGTATAAAGATATTAGCAATGCACAGAAGGATCTTACGGACGAACATAAGGCTAGAGTTAAAGAAATACAAAAGCTTGTTGATGTCACTAAAGAGTCTACTAATTTAAGTGAAGAAATAAACAAATATGAAGAAAAAAGAAAAGATTTAATAGAAAAAACTAAAAAAGAACAGCTTGAAAATCTTCTTGCCTTGAAGAACATAATAGCAGAAACAGAAAAAAGGGTACAGCTTGCCAATCACAATTTAAAAATACAGCTTGCTGAGAACGCTCTTCTTGGCAGAAACGATAATCTTATTAGACAAATTAATGGTGGTCTTGCAGAAAACGGAACAGAGATATCTGAGGGGCTATCAGCTACAATAGCAACACGGAAAGAATTAGAGAAAAGTGCAATTTCGATTGCAAAACTTACGGCAGCCAGAGAGCGTCAAGTTAAACTGCTTCAAGAGAATGCTGGTGAAATTGCTGTTGATTTTGGAGCAGTGGACGCCATAACTCAACAGATAGATGTTGAGATAAAGGGAAGGTTAAGGGATCAAATAGCTAATATGATAGGCACTCTTGGAGACAAGGCAGCCCAAGAGACTGAAAGAATTAGTAAGCTTGAAAAAGAAAGATTCAATATAGCAAAAGAACAACTGGAAAAACTTGCTGAAATGGAAAGATATCGTATAGAAATCGCGGGAGAAATGACAAGCTCATTGATTGATTCAGCAAAAGAAATGGGAGCTTCTGATATAGACATTAGTTCATTAATTGATTCTTCTGCTATCACTGAACAATTTGCTGGCATTAATGAGAACATTAAAGATAAATTAAATAATCAAGCAAAAGTACAGTTAGCGCATTCATTAGAGCAAATTAATATAGAAGAACAAAAACAAAAAGCAATTTTAGATGCACAAATGGCAAGAGCGAACGATGAGCAAAGGGTAGCTCTTGAAACAAAAAGGGCGATAATTGAGAAAAATTTTGCTGAAGAAAGATCAGTAGAAATTATGGACGCGCTTAAGAAAAGCTCTATAGATGCTTTGCAAACAATCAAGGGTGCCGCAGAGGAAATGCGAAGTAGCCTTGATAAAATGAAAAATATTAGGGCTGATATTTTAAAACAAGATAAAGAAATAGCTACGTTGCAAGCTAAAATAAAATACGATGAGCAAATAAAAGGACTGCAAAATTATAAATCTTCCCTTGAGGATAGCTTGAGCACTCTTAGTTCTTTTAGCAACCGGGTCCAAGCGGTTGAAAGAAAAAACAATGCTCTTGTAGATTCTCTCATTTCTTCTGAAAAATATCTTGAAGATGTTGCAGATGAAGTTGGAGGATTAAAAGATCTTAGTTCTACACTTGGCATAACTGGAGCAAGGGCAGATGTTGCAAAAAGATCTATAGGTGGTATTGCGTCAACGTTTGCAAATATGCCAAGAAAACTTGGACTTTTTGAAGATAAGATTCAGGAATTGCGTATAAATTCCGCCAAAGAGACAGTGAACACACTAAAAGAAGAATATAACAAGCTAAAAACATATGGGGAACAATTGTATGCTGCTGACTATAGTAAATTATATGAAATGGCTGCGGCTCAATCTGCCATTGAAAATGCTACTGGCGATTTAAATGAAAAATTGCAAAAAGTACCTTTATTTTTGAGGGGGGCTGCAGCAGAATATGTAAAAAGGCAATATGGAGAAGAGGGCGGTCAAGCAGTAGCTAAGGCTGGACTAGAAAGAGTTGGACTCGACTCCACTAAGATGGAGTCGCTAGAGAAACAGACTGTAGATGCAGCGAAAGAGGCTGTAAAAGCACAGTTTAGAATGGTCGAGTTGCAGCAGAATAGTATTAATGCCGCTAGTGTTCATGCTGAAAAAATTCAATCAAAAATTAGTTCTGTTGATGAAAAAATTACTGCCGTTGAAGAAACAAAAAATAGTGTTGGCAATGCTAATCAAACACTTAAAGAGCAGCTAAATGATGCAAAAGAAAGAAAAAAGCTCTTACAAAAACAAATTGAACAAGAGATTAAATTATATAGTCAAAACGCACAAAGAATAGATAAGCTATTGCCAGGGGTCGATTCTATGACCCAGGGGATATCTCAACAAACTGACACAATGGAAAGAATTCATAATGTTTTAATGGGGCAAAATACTGCCGTTGAACTTCAAAAGGCAATGCAGCCATTTCAACAATTGATAGCCGAAATTGCAACGCAGACGACAGGCGGTGAAACTGTTTCTGATCCTAACGCCTTAGCTAATCAGTTGAATGCATTAACAGTTGCTCCACTTAATGATGCCATAGGTCAGCACAAAAAAAGTGTTGTAGAAGCGACTGGATATATAAATCAATTGCGTGAAATTTATAATAATGAAAATCTTAATGCACAACAAATGATAGAAAAGACAAATGCAGTTATTGCTAAAGCAGATGCTATTCTTACGCAAGAAATAGCAGCAGCAACCGATGAACAAGTTGTAACACTTAAAGATGAAGAAATATTTAAGAATTTTTCAAATGCGCTTGTTGATGGAATAGCTCTTTCGCAAGACACTAAAGAGGGACAAAAGAAAAATATGACAGAGGCCGTTAAGACAGGAAATGAAGAAATTAAGAAAAATACAGAAAATAATATAAAACAACTTGAAAGTTTAAATATTACCAATAAGGATATTGTAGCTAAAACAATAGCTGTTGCAAAAACAGTTGTAGATGGTTTTAATACAAATGTAAAGACGTTAAGTAATGGCTTTAATCATGTTGCAAATGCCTTTGCAGATATTGTTGTAAAGGTACAGAGGGTTGTAACTGGGAATAAGGCACATGGTTTAACTGGATCAGAAGAAAGGGGGCTTTTGGCTGCAGCAAGAAGAGAAAAGCGCAAAATGCCACAGGGGGCGGGACTGACGGTTGCAAACACCTCTGAACTTGTAATGACACCTAAGCAAGCGAACAAAGTGTTTGGACAAGTGCAGATGCCAGAAGGCGTTAGAGATGTACAGAAACAGATGTATACGACAAAAAGAAAAGAAATCATTAGAGAAAAAACAGATGGCACATCTAAAGATATTACAAAATTGACAAATAAAATTAATGATTTACTTGATCGTGCAGAAAAGAAGGAATTATTTAAAAATCAACAAGAGATTTCAATAAATGTTGATGGAAAGCGTGAAATAAGTCTCAAGGGCGTTAAGTCTTTCAAGAAAGAGCTTAAAGATACGTTTAAACAACAAATGTCAGGATTATCATCTAAGGCAGAACTCAATGCTGTACGTGGTACACTTGAGAAACTAATAAGAAGACTGAGGGAAACAGGTGTTGATGGAGTATAATTATGGCTAAGATGTATTATGGAAACTATCGTTTTTTGCCAGCACCACTGATGAATTATTCTGTGGAGCATCAATACGATGACAATAACGATCTTCTATACAAAATTACTACATATGATTTGATTGGAACGCTTTTATTCCCAAGTGGTGACTTTACTACCATGATGGAAAAAAAACAAGAGCTTGAAAGCGCTCTTGGTAGCGGCAATCAATTATTTTTAATAGAAAATGAAAACGGTGCCCCATTAGCATCTGGATATCCAACAGTAGATTCATTTTCGATAGATGAAGGTGTTTGGGTAGATAGGATGAACTATAATGCAACTTTATCTATTGAAGAGTCGCTTTCTGCTAGTGGTGCAGTTGAGTCATTCTCTGAGTCGTGGAGTTTTGAGGAAAATGAAGATAGGGAAACAATATCTGTTACTCACAATGTTTCTGCTGTAGGAATTAATACAGAAGGACTGAATAATGCCACTGAAAATGCCAAAAATTATGCTTTAAGCAGGGTGGGCTATACACAAGTACCATCGTTTCTTCCGGCATTTACTGAGGGTTCTGGTACTTTATCGGCATATTCTAGCTTTCGGTCGGAGAGCGTTAATACAGTTGATCACGAATATGAAATTCAAGAAACCTTTGTTTTGTCAGAACAAACATATACGCATGATAGCAGTGCGACATTTGCAAGCGATGAAAACGGTGTTATATCTGTTGAAATAGAGGGCACGATACAGGGGCTTGGGCGCGGCGTTTTGGCGATTAATCGTGCAAGGTATGGTTGGACACAAGTAGAGCCAAGCGTTATAGCAACAGCGTCTGGAGTCTATTTACGGTATGGTGGCACTGACGAATTGCCTGTATCGCCCGGATCACAGAGCATAGCTGAAGATGTAGAGGCTGGCACAATAAACTATTCTTTTTCATATGAAGAAGTAGATCAGGTTTTACCGTCTGGAATAACCGATTTTACAATGACAAAAGATATTTCCGAGCCGACTACACTTTATGCATCGCACACTATTGTAAATAAAGCAGATGGACCTGTTGTGCAGGATTTGGGCACCACATCTGAGGGAACTGTAACAATAAATGGGACAGCGACAAGGAAGAGCGACTATCCTTTGTCTGATCTTAAAACATATATAAGCAATAGAATATCTGCTGCTGCACCATCAAGCTATTCTACAACATATCGTATTACTGAAGAAACGTATAATATAGATGAGACGAGCAAAACGATAGAGTTTTCCGTCACATGGACATTTACCGCACCACTTGCCGGTGGGTTTTTGTCGTATTTAAGTTAGGAGTTTCGTATGGACCCCGTTACACATTTTTCTGAGTTTAGCATAAATGCACCATCTCCAAGTGGAAATAGGCATAATAGTAGTGGTATAGCTTATGTTAAAGAAATTTCTATAAACCCTAATGAAAGTTTAGATTTTGGTACATTAAACAATAGCGATGGACAAGTGGTGGATTCAGAAACAAAGTGTGTTGTTTGGTGTGTTGATGATTTTAAAGATGCAACACAAAAAATATATGATATGAAATTTTGGTTGTCATCTATAGCTGGTTTTGTTGGTGAAGGAAGTGGTAATTATAATGTTTATTTTAATTGGCACACTAGTAACGAATGGATGGGAAGCGGAAATCCGACTTTAGTACACACTAGTGGCAATTATGTCCCACGTTCATTGCCATCAGAACAAAACTTATATAAATACGACGGAAGTAGCAGCATAACAACTTCTGGTTCAGATGAGTCTGTTTCACAATATATATATTTGAGCACTAGTGTTGATCCAAATACTCCAAATGGGCAATATGGCGGGATGGATGGTGGCTTCAGATATCGTATAACATATAAATATTTGTAAGGGACACTTTAATGAGTAAGGACATAGGTAAGGTAGCAGCTTTTTTTACAGGATATAGATCTTATAATAATGCTAGGCTCTTTTTGGTTGGTCCAAGTGGTAACATTTGTAGATTGCCAGAGCCTTCTGGATTGGGATTTAAATATAATGACCAATATTTTGTTTCTAATTCATATTCTTTTCCTGAAAATACGAACCTTGCTAGTGGTGAAATAGATAGTGTTTTTACATATTATAAATCTGATTATGCAGTTGGACATAAGGTTTTGTGTTGGCTTGGCAATGAATTAATGATAACAATGGGAAATAGCGATGCTACTTATTTGTATAGTACATATAGAGGAAAAAGCTCTAGAGATATAAACTTTGTCTTTTGTCCATATGGCACCCCTGAAATAAAAGAAAATCCAAGTGGATTGATATATCCAGGAAATTATAAACATGGGGGGTACAATGGAAATCTGGCTTCTTATATTTTTCAAGATGGAACATATTATAGATTTCTTGGACATGCTAAATATCCTGCAATTGAGGGATGGGAAGATTATTATACAGGAACTCAGTTTAAAATTTATTCTGATAATATAGAGAGAATTGGAGAAAATTCTTTAATATTTTTAAATGAGTCTTGTCATATAATCACTCGTGAAGGATATGGAGTAGGGCATAGGCATAAAATATGTTATGATGCACAAAAATTTAAACATTTTCCTACAGTTGGGGGGGTTCATACTGTTGATAGTGGATATGAGTCATACGCAGCCTCTGGGTTCGCTCCAATTTTATCGAAAATAGATGGTAATAATGTTATTTCTTTTATAGATGACAGATATAGTACAGAGCCATATAATCCATTATTTACAGTAGTAAACAAGTGTAATTTATATGGAGAACATAATCTTCATAACATAGACAATGTTGAATGTCAGCCATCTATTGCAGAATTTGCTTATTACAGATATAAAGGATTATATCATGATATTGATGTAAAATATTTTAATGGATTGATATATGTTGCTAAACCTGGGGGGATAAGTATTTTTAGTCCGAATGCAGAAAGTGCAGCACACAATTATGTAGAGAGGAATTATTTAAATGATGATGATTACAGGTTAAATTATAGAAAATTAATTCCATTTAAAAATAGAATGCTGTCACTTGAAACAAATGGAAAGCTATATGAAATACATAATAGTGGCATTAGTGAGTTATATGATTTTTCAAATTTGCTGAATGAAAACGAGACATTTATTGATGGATATGGAGTTAATCAGTATGACGACAGTGTATCTATTAATGGATACCTTAGGGCAGGGATGTGTTATGGGGCTGAACTTGGAGATAAATTAGAGGTATTTTTAAATTATGAAGATGGAAATAAATGTGGTGTTTTTTGGGGTGAATCTACAGATATAGATTCTGACTCAACATATTCTAATTTAACATCTTTATTGCCACAAAGTGGAATAATACCACCATCTGGAATGTCAGAGTCTGGATATTTAGCTATAATAAGTCCATATAAATATTCTGGATATAATGGTATTCCATTGGCATCTGGAAAAACGGCGCTAACTGAATGTAGGCCTTCTGGATGGACACAGATTGGGAGTGGTGATATAGTGTTGTGGGGTGGGTCTGGAACTTTTTATAATAATGACTATGGAATAGATCCTTCTGGATGGGATGTTCCAATGTATTATAATAATCGTAATTATTTTTTAAGTCCAACTGAAGTCATAATTCCTGTTTCTGGAATGAGTAGACATTCGCCATCTGGTGGGATCGCAGAAAGCGGGTTGCGCTGGACTGGTGTAAAAAGATATAATATTATGGGATATAAAGATGAGGACAATGAAGAATTGCATTTGTTTTTTGGTGGCGCAAATAGTGGAGTGTCGCAAGAGCCATTGTTATATTATACATTAAATTCAAGTGGTAATTGGACATTTAAAAATGAAACAAAGACTGGAAAATTATTTGATGTAGAACTAACAGATATGTTTGAACCATCTATTCTCATTCCTTCTGGATCAATACAAAAAAGATATCCATATTATGATTACGAAGATGATGTTGTATATCAACCCATTAAAATATTCAATTGGCCAACTTTTGAGAATGTGGATATTGAAGCAGAATATACAATCGACAAAAGTTCAACATGGAATGTAGCAACTGTTAATGCTACATACTCTGATTCAATGACAAATATTGATACTGGGGATTTATCTACTGATCCGTCTGGAGTCAACGGAGTTTCAGTTATGTTTGCTTGGGACTATATCTCTGATATTGGAACATCTTTTATCCCATGGGCACAATTAAGGTTTAGGGCGGTTACACATGAATAAGTGGATAACACAAATTGCATCTAAATATGCGTATCTTGGTGACAAATATATATACAGTTCTCCATCCATTAGATCTGATCATCATCAATTTTACAATATAGACAATAATAAAATAGGCAATTGGAGAATTGGTTCTGGGGATGGTTGTTTGGAAAACGGAAGGGGTGTTGTTCGTCCAGAAAGTTATTTAAATGACAAGAGTTTTACTGCATTTGGTTACAACTTATATTCTGTTTGGTGTACTACTATTGATAATAATGAAGCAGAGCTACAATTTATGGAAACAGATTTTCGTTTAGATAATATTAATAAAAACTATAAAAAAATTCCGTCTAAGGAAATATATAGTCTGATATTTGAAAGTGGGGTAGAAAGTATACACTCAAGCGGAGAATATGCATCTTCACCTAATTTTTTAAGATGGATTGGGTATTCTCCAATTGTAATGAATTATAAAGGAGGAGTGCTAGTTCTTGGCTGTTTTAATAGTGCACCTAGTTTTACAGAGGGAGAATTTACACAAAGTAGTGGAATGATACCAATGGATATTAAAAGTGTCCAATTTAGTGATACTAGATTTATTGATTTAGGCTCTGGGTTTTATGGGCACAACTATAAAAATTATGATAATTTGGTTGATCCAGATACATTTCAAGACCATTTTTTTTATCAAAGCTATTGGTATAGTCCGCCCATTGGCGAGCAAAGTGGTGTTTTCATTATTAATAATAGTGGACTGCCGATAGAAGTTAGAGGTGCTGGATATAGTGGAACAAGTTTTTGGGAAAATACACGAAGAGATTTATATGCGGATGCAATACAGCCAACTGGTGGTGGATTAAATTGGCATACTGATTTTTATGATGCATTTGAAAATGTTTTAGGAATGACAGATGCAATTGAGTATAAAGATAGTATTATCTGTGCAAATTCAATTGATGTGGTGTCATTAAATGGAGACGATTTGAACAGATGGGAAAGGATACACACTTCTACCACTAACAATTATTATGCAACCTCTCCAAAATGGTTTGCAGTATATGACAGTAATTTATATATGTATGAGGGAGATGGATGGCTATCACAAATTAATTATTCAAATGGTAATTTTGATAGATCAACAGTATATGACCTTAGTTATATCCCAGAAGTTAATGGAGATAATTGTGCATATGGAAATATGCGCTCTAGGGAAGATGGGCGAGAAAGGGCAGTCAAATCTGCTATTATTGCATTTAATGACTATTTGCATATTTTTATTGGTGGAGAAAACAGAATTTATCATGTGAAGACAGACAATCCATCTTCTGCAACTTATCACACAAACTTATCTGATGATTTGCCAGATATAATGAAGAATCATACTGGCAATATAACAGTAAGAAAAGATCCAGATAGTGGAAATCTTATATTGCTATTTACAATAATGGGGAAAGATCAAACCTTGGGGCTTTTAGGCTGGATAACACACGGAAATTCAGTTGGAGGAACAAGATATTTATTTGAATATGATGGAAGCACATGGACCGAAATTGGATGGTATCCATTTGGAACAGTAGCGGGCGGTGGATTAATGGCATATAACATTGATGGCGCTAATGCGGCTTGTAGCGGAGCATATGACAATGGATTTAGTGTAACGCCAGATTGTTATATATGCAACGATTATGTATTGTTAGATTATACTATTATTGATCGTTATAGTAGAAATTGGGATGCATATATAAAGTATTCTTTAGATTACGGTGAGACATGGAGCACATGTAGACGACAAAAAGACCGTATATATAGAAATTATTTGGGAGATCCGACTATTGATATTAGTGGCTCTCCTTCAGGAGAAAAATATACTTTTTATTGGGACTATGTTACAGACGTTGGATATACAACTTCTGATAGAGACATAAAGTTGAAAGTTACGCTGACACCACACGAATAAGGATGTATAATGAGTAGAAAAGGAATATATAGATACGCTGCACCGATTACTCTTAACAGTAGTGGTTTTTATGAGGCTGAAACTGATTATTTTAATATTCCTGAATTTAATATTGTACCAGAAATTGTTTGGTGGGATTTAAATAGTTCTGATCCTATAGGGCATAGGCACGAAAATACACATGAGGCATTTGTAGCAATTGTTGGAAGTGGAAGAGAAACGATAGATGAATATTTAACAAGATTCAATTTTAATGATGTTGATATAGGTTCTGGAGTTGGAATAAGTGAACCACGCTGTATGAATATGAGGATTGCTTCTAAAGAATGTGAAACTGCTAGATTAACACAGATGAGATTATGGGTGCAAGATGATTCTGATTTTTTGGGTAAAAATTATAGGATTGTATGGGATAAAGATACAGAGTGGTTGCCAAATAAAAGATTCCATATAAAAGATGCGTTCCCAGTTTCTTCTGAAAAAAATTATTTGCCAACATCAGATCCAGGTACTCAGAAAATTTTTGCGCAAGATGGAGGTGTTTCAATTCACGGAAGCGGGGACACTGCTTGTAGTGAATATATTTATTTAGCTTTGGCTGTTTCTGGAAATGTTATTCCAGGGGAGTATGGCGCTATTCCATCTTCTGGATTTAAATTAAGGATGTCATATTCGTTTGATAATTTTTATCGTGAATAAAAAGAGGAAATAATGGTAGAAAGTGGTTTTTATACATTTGGTGTAGTTGGAGATTTGCGTCCTAAAATAACTTGTATTCAATATCCAACCTTTCTTCAAGAAAATCCAAAAGAATGGGACTTAGTTTTTTCTTCTGGTAATTCATTGGGGGAAAAGGGGGGGTGTCTTGGATTAAGTGGTTATAATAGTGGAGTATTGGACTATGGTGAAATTGTTTGTGAAAACTCAGAAACTGTTTCTTCTGATACAATTGTTTTTGTATTCAGACCAAAGTATAGTGCGACATCCGGTGTATGGAATGAAGCACAAATTTTTAATATGAAATTATGGGTTGATGACTATGGCGATATGAGTGGCATCAATCCATATATTCAAATGTTAGCCACAAGCGGATGGTATCAAAATGTTGACATAGGAAGTGGGGAAATGGGAGCTATAGAAATTCCTTATGTTTTACCATCTGGACAGAATATATATAGAAAAGATGGACACTATGCGCTTGTCGGTACATCTAATTCACAAATTACACAGAACATATATTCTAATATTATTTTATCATCTGGCTTATATGACATTGGTATTAAAAATTTTAGATTAAGATTTACTTATGATTGGACAGCAAGTAGTGCAAATGTGGCAAGTGGAGACTTTTAATATGAACGATAAAAATTTTTGGGTAAAAAGAATTGATAATAATATTGATCTTTTGCATGTAAATATTTTTTGTTCAATTGATAATATATATAAAGTATATAAAATTGAAATTCCAAGTGGAAAACGCCCATTTATTTCACATACTGCAACAATGGGAATGGTAGAGGCGATTGGTAACATAAAAAATAGTAATATAGCTACAGCATATTATTTAGGAAATCCAAAATATGAATTTAAAGTAAATAATATTTATGGATACAAAAAAGGAGAAAGAGTTATTGTTAGTGAGCATATTAGATTAGATGGTAAAATTGAATATTTAGTATCTAAAAATAGACTATTGCAAGGTAATTTGAATTTTGTTAATATTGGGCATTACAATGAAAAGAATGATGGAATTATTAAAATGATTGTTGATGTGATTACTGGTGAACATAAGGTCTTATAAAATAAGAGATAAACAATGGTAGCTTCTGGTGTAAAAAAAATTGGTGGTTTTTTATTTTCTGTAAATCCGATTGAAACATATGTTGACTCTTTGAATAGAGCTCTTGTAAAGGTTGGAACAGAGATAATTAATGATCAAGAATACAAAATAGACGGAGCAGTTTATTTATTGAGGCAAACAAATAGCGACTTCTATTCTGAAGTAACAGTCATAAAAGATAGCAGTGATTCTTTTAACAGTGTTATTAAGATAGAAAAAGGGCCTCGTAAAAATCCTTATGTTGAAATTATCTCTCAGAGTGCACAAAGTGGAGCGGTTAATCAGAACTTTAGCATTACTGCATCTGGATATGCTTTTAATGAAAATGGAAACAGAGTCAACGATGGTATTTCAAGCGTTATTTTTAACTGGACAGATGGCGACTATGATGTTATAGAGTCGAGCGGAGACTCATGGACACTTTCTCATAGCTATAGTCATAGTGGGCTGTATAAACCGTATGTGGCTGTAAAAGATCATTATGGACGAGTAGGTGGTGACATTACATCATTTAGTACGGCATCTGGAATTTCAAATATGCCAATAATATCTCTATCTGGTATACCAAGGAGCGTGATTGCAAACACCTTAAGTGTAGATTTTTATGCTGATCTTGCTGATGTTTTAGGAGATTATACATTATATTGGGATTATGGGAATGGGTTTAGTTATTATAATAATACTGTTGATACAACTACCCAATATAATTTCCCTGGTGATTATATTCCATACATTAGAGTTATAGACGGCAGGGGAGTTTATGTTTGTGATTCTTTAAAGATAGGATACAATAGATAATGGCTTCAGACAATTTTCCTTACGATTATTTTAAAGGAATACATCCTACTCCAGAGTTTGAAAATCCACATGGCGATTTTCCATGGTGGAACATATCTTGGAAATATAGGCGATTTATATTAGAACCACACAATGATGCTGGTGGCTATTATGATTATGGTAATAATTTAGTTCGTGCGTCTGGACGAACTCCAGTAATGCTATGGGTTTATCTTGATAAATATGTTGCAGAAGGAAAAGTAAACGATGACTATAGTGATGTAAGAATTATTTTTCAGTCTGGTGTATCAAATCCTAAATATTTTAATGTTCCATATTATATTGCGTCTGGATTATCACCACAAAAAATATATTTTTTTATGCAAAACGATGTTTATGATGCCAATCCTGTTCTTCAGTTGCACGATGGCGGGGATGGATGGGCATATTATTTATATTACGGAAATGATTCGACTCCAGACACAGAAAAACCAGAAAAATATATAAATTTTAATAATCCACTTGCTCCATTTCATGTTCAAAAAGAATGGACATCAATTCCTGGACATCCAGAAAGCGGACATCGTGACTTAATGTTTTATAGACTTAATGACGATCCATCTACAATGGGAAATGGTCCAAAAGATGAAACTGGGAACACCTATGCAATAAGTGGATGCAATGGAGATGCTTGTACATTGGCTTTTGGTGTAAGTGGATATTTGGACTCGGCAGTTTTTTTCGATGGAACAGTTAATAATTTTATAGATATATTTGGTAATAATTCAAATGTGGCACATTATCCTAGCTCAATGTTTGTTTTGGATTTTTGGTATGCTGATCCTGATCCATATAGAAAAATGGGAACATCTATGACAGTTACAGATGGAATGGGATATCAAGGGTATCATCCGCAATCTGGAATGGGGTCTGACATTATTATTGATAGAAGCGGATTTTTGACAGTTACATCTATTGAAGATGCGTCAAATTTTCTTGATGATGTTGACCCGATACGCTGCGCGGTAAGTGGACAGCTTCAAGTTGGGACTGGCGTGGGGGATTTTTTAGAAGCTTATGATCCATTAACCGATCATGTTCCAACAAACGGTGATACTCAAATATTTGCAGATGTTGCAAGCGATTGGTATACTTATGAACAAGCCAATATGTTTTGGATGCCAGACATATCAGAATTGTTGTGGCGCTTTGTGCGATTTTGTTATCGTGGAGATTCTACAGCGGCATCATCTGTTTTTTCTTTATATGACAATTATGATAGAACTTTGATAAATGATAATGGTAATTTTGATGATTCTATAAATGATATATATAAAAATGGAAAGTTTACAATTGGACAAAATGCTTCTCATAATAATAATGTTCCATTTAAGGGAATAATAGAACAGGTGCGACTTTCGACATTTCCATTAGATCAAATAGATGATCCGAATAGTTCGATATGGTTACCAACAAAAGAAATAGCAACAAAAGATAAAAGGTTGTATTGCTTTCCAAGTGGTGGAGAAGAATCAATATCTATTAGTGAAGCATCGGGAGAAATTGGAGGTTGTGTTAGTACAGAAGAAGGTATTGTTACTGCTGACGCCCGCGAATTTGGTGGCTATATATATACAAATATTTTTTCTTCTGGCTTTATGTTGGGTGGATATTTTTATAGTCTTCCTGGAGAAATACAGGATGCCTTGGGTGGTGGGATTTATGGTGAGTCTCCTATGGTATATCAATCTGGACATTTTGGCGGCGCGGTAAATGTATTTAAGGTTGATACAATAGCAACAATTGGTGGATTTTTTAATCCAAGCCCTGAATTTATATGGAAAAAAGAAAAATTTGGTGGCTATATGTTTACAAATGAAACAATAGCTCCAAACAAAATAGGTGGTCATTCACTAGGTACATGGGAAGGTAGAAATGATATTTATGTAGACTCACTTTGCAGAACTCTTGTTGAGATGAATAGTGACTCTACACACAAACAAGGATATAACATTGATAGTAAATTAAAAATATATAAAATTTGCAACAATGATTTTAATTCAAAGATAAATGTATCTAGAAAAGATTACAGCGTTTTTAATGCAGAAGCAACTGTTATAAATTTAAGAAAAAATCCATATGTAAAGATTATTTCCTCTGGTATTGATGGATTGTCGTTAGAGCTAACGGCTTCTGGCTATATGTTCAACAAAAACGATGAAATGGTTGACAATGGTATAAATAGAGCATATTGTAGATGGAGCGATGGTAATATTTCAATTCTTGAGAATGCGCAAGAAAGCGGCTCTATTTTTAAATTTTCTCATGACTATAGTTTTAGTGGAATATATTCACCAATAGTTACTTTGGTTGATATAAATGGAAGAGTTGGTTCAGATTATATAAGAGTTGATATGACAAGCAGTGGAACAGATGTGCCAAGGATATCTCTTAGTGGAGAGCCAAGGAGTGGATATGACCAATTAGATGTTGATTTTTCTGTAGATATAAATAATACTATTGGTGCATATAATTTATATTGGGATTTTGCAAATGGTTTGACGTATTATAATAATAGTGAGGATATGGTTACATCTTATAATATGCCAGGGAATTATATTCCATATGTTATGTTAAAAGATGAAAGGGGTATTGTTGTTACAGACACACTTTTGTTAGGGTATAATAGATAAATAAGGAATAAGGAAAGGAATAAAAAATGGGTTCTCCATATATTTATGTTTCTGGCGTAATGGACGACAGTCTTTATTTTAATGACAATAGTCATATTGATATTGATCTTGGTATTCCAGATAATTTTGGACAGATTTGGTTGTCTTCAATTGAAACTTCTTTTGGATTTAACGATAGTCCACACACGCTTAATCTAGAAATTGTTGCTAAAAATCAATTACCAAATAGAGATATTGTTGGCAATAATTGTGTTTTTCAAATAGGTGAACTTTTGTTTAATGGCCATATCGTTCATGTTGACAATAGTGTCGGTTCTAATGGATTTATAACAAGAATACAGTGTGAAGATGGCAGAAAAATAGAATTAAATAAATATTTGATACACACAGAATCTCTTTTGCAAAATAATTTAAATAATGTAATAATTGTTCCAAAGGTTTTAAACACCAGGGGCAATCTTCATAAAAAATATTCTCCACTATGGTTAATGAACAGATATGGTGCTACTTATTCAGAAATATATAATGCTGCCACATCTGAAGGTGTTGTTGGGCTGCCATCTCCATCAATAATTAATAACAAACTGGGAGATTATGAAGGATATAGATGGCAATTTAGTATGACGCCGCTTTTTAGCGCCTTATTACAAATATTTGATGATTGCGGTTATGATCTTTATTATTATGGGAATGAAATTAGAATAATAGATAGAAGCAAAACAATTCGTGTTGACACCTCTTTTTTAGATGATTACTATAAAACAGAGGTTAGGGAAGGTTATGATTTAACAAGTAGCCCCACACGTCATTCTGTATTGGGAGCAAAAAAACAAGGTAGTGTTGGAACTATAGATTTTTGTGAATATCATAATGAAATTTCATTAGGGAAAAATTCTTTCACTCCTGCGTGGAATGATATACAAATTCAATATCATAATCAAGATGGTATATTAAATTCATATTATCCTACAGATGACGAATTAAGAATGGCATTAAAAGGAATAGAATTTTGGATATATTATAAGCTTGAAGAGGGCATACATGTTGAAGAGGGATGGATGGAGTCACGTTTAAATCCTGCAGTATATGGAATAAATGATAATTTAGCAATGCTTTCTGCTGGAGGCGGACGTTCAGATGTTATTAAGGCTATACAAAATAGAAGATCAGAAGCTGCTAATTGGTTGGTTACATGGTATGATGCAGTGTCAAATCATGCACGAAGATATTATGGTAAATTATATTCATGTATTCCTGGAGAAAGCTTTTTGCGTAATTGTAACATAGTAGACTCAGCGTGGATAGCGGACAATGTTGATAATATGACAATCCCCTTAGAATATTCTCCATTTTATGACGATGGTAAAATCAGAGCCTTTATGCAAATTTCAACAGACGATGTTATTGGATATGGACTTAAGGGAACGGATGTTCCAGCAAGCTTTGTAGAATGGAACGAAATGGATGGTAATGCCTATATTCCAATACAGGCATCTATTTATAGTCCGAGCGATGATAGTCAGCGCATTCCAGGAATGACAGAGCAGCGAGTTTTGTTAAGGCTGCCGAATATAATTGTTACTGATATATATGTACATGAATTGTTAGAAAATTTGTCTACACTAGATTATTTTGATGGTGGCACATTAAACGCCAGTGGTATTTCTGATCAATTCCAACTATATGTAACAGCTAAAGATAAGGAAAATCCAAGATTGACGATTCAGCCGTTACAATCTATAGACAATTTTTTAATTCCTGTTGAATATAATATTAGATATGGGGATAGTGGCGATACAACCTACGGGACAACAAATGGCGAGTATGCTGTAGAAATAAATGATAAATATGCACCATGGACAAAAGAAAATCCGAGCGATCCTACAAGTCAAATGTTGCATAGAGCACAAGAAATGATATCTAGTAGTGGATCAGTAGATTTTTATGAAGCAACTGTTGTCGGTTTGCCGTCTGTAAATTATTTTAGCGATTTTGCTGATAGAAACGGCGAAGCAGTCTATCCATTTACATCTATGAATGTTAGAATCGGTGGAGATGGTTTAACCACACAATATGCCGTTAAAACACAACTGAAAGAATTAATACGTGATAACAAAATAGATTATTCTAGATGGAAATCTAGATTAAATCATATTCAACACTATAGTAATTTAGATAAATTAATGACAAATTTGAATCTTATAATGCCGGGCTTATCGCAAGGAATTATAGATGATTTGACAAAAGACAATTGGAATATGTTTCAAACAGCAACAAATAATAAAGAAGAAGAAGAAAATGTTCCAGAAGACAAAAGCTATACGAAAATGGTTAAAATTGTGGATGTTGCATCAGCCAATATTACTGATCCAAATGGTGCAGAAACGCAAGTTGTTGTGGAATTTTATACCGGACAGGATGATAACGGAAATGTTTACCCCTTTTCTTGGAAAAATTTTTATAGAACTATAGGAGAAGATGTTTTTACAGAAAATAAAGAAGTGGATATAGTTAATTTTGGTGAAACCACCACTAGAAGAAGAATGATGTCTGAAGGATATTGTATGTGTACCGATGGGTATTTGCGCCCTGGAATGTCTGCGATGTTTCATCACGAGGAAATAGAAGGAACAGTTTTTGAGTATTTTACTGGAGGAGTTCAGTTAGAGTCTGCCCGTGTGGTTGAAATAGCAAACGATGTAGAGCAGATCGGTGATTATTATTGTGCAGATGTCAAGACTGTCTCTCATATAGCTGATACAGCATCTTTCAATTTTTATAAAGTTCCATTTTTAAATAACACACAAGCTGGGATGCAATCTTATAAGGTAGGAGACAAAGTACAGATAGTTCATAATAGGGCAACAAAAGGTGGCTCATCTACCTCTTCTGACAGTGATTTTGATGTTTTTGATGAAGGAACGCTACGTCCAGAAAGCACGCATATTAAAGACGATGAGCCGGTAAATGACTTATATATAGAAAATCCAAAAACTATAAATCCTATGTTTGTTACTGTTGTTACGCCGCCACTTGCGGATGGCACAGGTGGAAAAGTTGCAAAAGCAGATGATCCAACACAAACATATGAAGAATTTCCATCTGAAAATGGTGAAATGCAAGATTTATTATGGATTGGATGCCCCTATGATGCAATATATGAGGGTGATTATGGAATTTTAACACAGGGAAAAGAAGGATGGTATGTTTTGATCCAGAAACCACTGTTTACTGCATATAGTCAGGAGTAAAATATTTATGTCAGAAATTAAAAGTTTTGAATTTGAATGGATGCCGCCAGATCCTTTTGTTTTACCATCATATGAAGATGAAGTGTATAGTGTTCCATTTGATGGAAGATTTTTAGAAAATATTATGTATAATATTAATAAATATAGAGAAGAATATTTATATATTGCTCCTGTTGAATGGAATCTCTATAGGGGGAACGGGAAGATAAAAGAAACTTTTGTGCCAACTGCCGCCATTCCTACTGAGGCTAATTCAAAGCTTAACAATTCTCCTGTATCACTATTTTCAACTTATGTAGAAGATATAAAAAGAGAAATAGAAAAAATAATTGTTGCCCCAGATAATTTACAAGCACATTTTGCACGCTGTTTTGATCCATTACGATGGGAAAATAAAAGAACATTTTCTACACCAAATTTTAATTGGTTTAAAATTAATGATGGAACTCAATTGGTTGAAGTATATAATTTTCCACAAGACATTAATTCAAAAACTGTATTAGGAGCAACACAAGACTTTCATTATGGGGTAGAGGTAGGAGGAAAACAGGCGCTAGTAATAAATGCATTTGACACACTTAAGGCTCGCTTAAACAGCGAGGGTATTCCAGTTTTTACGAGAATGCAAAATGGAGAATGGCCGTTTACAAAAAGTGAGCTTGACAACATATTAGAAATGATGTTTTATGGCATACACTTAAATATTGCACCGTCTAAAACTGATAATGGCGACTATAATTTTTTTGATCCAAAAAGATTTCCCATTATGTTATGTTCGTGGTTAATTCAGTCATTACGATTTTCTCCTCCAATAATAGAAAGATTTTATTTAGAAAATAAAAAGTTGTATAATATTGAAAAATATGATTGGGGTGTAACTAATGGCAGAAGTTGGGATGGTACAAGTTGGAATGGTGGTGCTCGTGTAGAAGACTCAACAAACGCATGGGGTATTAAATATGAAGGACTAATATCACTAGGTTTCAAGGAATCTACTGTTTGGGATTTTGGCACTGGAAAATGGCATATAGCAGGAAAATGTAGACACAAAAAAGATGGGATTAAATTATATCAAGGAACTCCATATTATAATTATTTTGAGCCAGTTGATGTTTTTGGTGTAATTACATCTAGCAGAGACCATTTGGAATTTAGTGCATTAGAATGGTATAGTGAATATGAAGATTATACTGGTGTCCCTATAGGTTATCCATATGAATATAAAAAGAGCAATGGGAATGTCGAACTTTATTTTAATAAATTCAAACAGCCGATTTTATTTGCAAATTCTGATGTTGATGGAATAAATTATGGACGTGAGGCTAACGAAAAAACAATCTATTCTTATTATTCAGAATGGATTGGAGCTGGAACATATATGGATATTTGCATTTATGAAGATGTTTTTTTGGGAAATGGTATAGAAATTGAGGCGAAAGATGATTCTTTACTAGAAAATTCTTCTTATTCTGAAGATCCAATAAATATAACACATTATATAAATGCGAATGAACCAATTTGTTTTTCTATGCCGAATGAATGGGATAGTGAAATTGAAAACAATAAAGCGATACAGGAAATTAAAAATATAAAGATTATTGCACATTTTAAACAAAGAGCACAGGGTGGATCATATCCGACCGATGTTATTCCAATTAAAACAAGGGGTTTCAGTTTAGATGTTAAGGCTTTTGCTATATTACATGACAAAATACATAAACCAGAAGAATATTTTTCATATGACGAGTCAACAGATACAGTTTCTTATAACACAGATTTTATAGGAATGGAAAACGTATTATCTTATAGAGAAAGTCATATAGATGATTTTTATAGCTTTTTATATTAAAAAAGGGGAGTTAAAATGGCAGCGAGTGGAGTAATAACTTTTACGGCTACACATAATGAATCATTAGAAATAGCAAATCTTGGATCTGGAACATATGATCATATTGGTTTCTTTGGTGCGAATGGAGTAGATGATGCCATAATAGTTGGTAATTGGCAAGATTCTACATGGATTGTTGATGCGTCTGGGAATAGGGATTCATCCGTATGGGGAGAATTAATGAATTGTAAGTATATTGACTCTACCCACGTAGAAACTTCTGGTGGCATTACAAAAACTATTCAAGATATGCAAACCGAAGCTGCTACACAGTCTGGGACTCTAAGAATAGCATTTTCTGGCTTAGATGGACTTACTGTACACACATATAATGCTAGACTTTATGTATACGACAATACACAGGGATCTTACTATACTGGACCAGATGATGTTACTGTTAATGGCTTTGAAATTGATCCATCTGGGCAAAATTCGGCTACAGAATGGAGTTCTATGTCAAGCAAAACAAATGGAATAATCTTTGTTGACCATTCAGAAGCGCAGAGAGGTGCTGGGTTCCCAAAGGGGAATATACATGAATGGTGGTGTGGTATTAGTGCAAGTGCTGATGCTGTCGGTTTCTTAGACGACTTTGACTTTGTTTTTGAATTTCAATTTGCTTAATATATTGTGTGAAAATTAATAGCCGTATAATACAATATAATAGTGGAGTAGTCTATTTTGGTAAGACGTGTGCCTTGGGAGCACAAGATCGCTGGTTCGAATCCAGTCTCCGCTACCATAAAAAAGAGGTAATGACTAGCCATCATTTTTGTCTATGTAGGCTTTGAAGAATGGGACTCTTTTTATATATAATATACCCGCTACGCCTCTCAGTGATGCGAACCATTAGCGGGTTTTTTAATGTTTATTATTCCTCATCGTAGATGTCGAAACCCCAAGACTTCAAGTCTCCACAACATGACAGCAATACTAGCCCATGTTTTTTGCTATACATTCCGTAATAATAATCCTCATCATCGTGGACAAGTCCAAAAAATTCATATTTTTTGCCATTATTTACATATATTTTACCATATAGTCCTTTGCATTCTTTTACAAATTTACGCCAATTCCCATAGCAAATACAACCTTCGCAGTTTTTTTGTTCAGGAAATATTTTTTGCATCATGGCAGTCCACGCTTGCTCTTTTCTTTCTTCAGGATATACTGGCTCATTTTTAGCAAGTTTCCGCTTATTCTCCATTGATTTTTTCCTCTTTAGTGTTGTAGTGCAATATTATATAAAATGTCTCAAATCAGTCTATTTGCCGCCTTATATAAGTAATGGTCTTTTTAAGTCCGTCATATATCTGTGTTTTTTTAAAATTTGATATTTCTGCAAGATTAGCTCTTGATAAATCTGGCTTCCTTCTTGCAGGGTCGCCATCATAAAGTGGCATATGAACAATATTAGGATTTTTCCCTATAATATTCATTATCATATTGAGAATTTCTTTTACGCTATACTCTTTGTCGTTTCCAATGTTATACGGTCCGAACCCCCCGATGTCCATAGCATTAATAAGCATTTTTATCATATCATCTATATAGCATGGAGATCTTGTTTGGCTGCCACCATTATAAATTACGACATCCCTTTCTTCCAGCACCCTTTTTGTAAATTCTACAATGAATCTTCCATCGTTTAGTGCCATTCCAGGACCATATGTATTAAAAATTCGTACTATTGTGGCATTTAACCCATCTTTTGAGAATGTATTAACTACTGTTTCTGCCATTCTCTTGCTTTCGTCATATGGCGCTCGTTTAGAAAGAGTATCAACATTGCCGTTATATGTTTCAATTTGTGGATGATTTTTTGTGGGTGGTCGTCCATAGACCTCACTTGTTGATGACAACAATAATTTTGCCCCCCTGTTTTTTGCCAACTTACACATATTTATTGTGCCATTTACGTTTGTCATTATTGTTTCAAATGGATATTGTTTATAAATTGGCGGTGAAGCAATTGATGCCAAATGATATATTTCATCTATTTCATATGGAAGAAATTTCATATAGGTTTCTGGATAGCACACATCGCCAAGGATATATCTAAATGGTTTGCTAGTATAAAATTTGGTTGCAGATGGACATATTTGATTATCAATTCCTATAACGTTATGCCCATATTCTATTAACTTATTGCAGAGATGTGCGCCTATAAATCCTCTTACTCCAGTTATAACAATGTTCTTTTTAGCCATTATTTTTTTCCTTTTTTGTAACAGTTTTAAGTACATGCTTATCAATAAGTACCCTGTCTGTAAAAACCTCATCTAATTCGTGCCAATATTGTACTTCGTTTTCTACAAGTGGCAACACACAAAGGAAAATTTTTCTTCCATGATATAAAGATGTGAAGTGTATCTCGCCTTTCTTAAAAGCAGCAACAAGTCCATCGAGACTTTCTATTTCTTTTATATATTCGTTAATTTTGTCAATATTTTTACTAAGCTCTTTCTTTATTGTTTCTTTTTCGTCGCATTCTGACATTTGTTCGATAGATATTTTTTGCTCTATAATAATATCCCATATTTGCTGAATATCCAACGTAATCGGTTTAATAAGGGGAAGCATTTTGTTTACATCATCAATACCTAAAATTTTCATCTAATCTCCTCTACTGTTGTAAGCAACTCTATCATTCTTTGTTCGTATGTGTGTTTCTTTGTGTCTATATTGTTTCGCATTTGCAAAAGCACATTTTTATTTTGATAAAGATATTTTAATATTGCCTCAAGGTTGTCGTTATCATAATAAATTATATCTTTCATATTTGTGAACATATCTTTATATTTTGCGCCCTTTGTGATTGGATCAGGATAATTTGTAAGACACGGGACGCCCGCGCAATGCGCTTCGAAAACGCGCTGTTGAAAGCCGAATGACATCATTTTTGTAGGCGGACCCAGCTCGCTATGATAAAGCCCAACATTTAAAACAAGATGGTGCGCGTTATAAATTTCGTTTACTTTTGTTGCGTCAAAGTTTGTTGTGATCGTTAAATCCTCTTTTGGAATTACGCTTTTCACTCTGTCGAGAAAATGGACGCGATTTTTCCACTTGCCACCAACGCTGCCTATGAAGCACGCAAATTTTTTCGGTTTCACCTCCAATGGTTTATACCATAAAGGGTGTCCAGCTTGTGGGAGAAACATTATATTGCAGCCCATGTTTTCGTATATATCCATTTCTGTATCATCAAAAGTGGCGTGTAGATTAAAAAGTTCTTTTTGTTTTTTTACTCTATTATAATAATTTGGCAGTCTTATTGGTTCAGAATTCCAAAGTATGCTAAAATTCCCTACTAATTTACGTACTATTGGATGCTGCTCTTCAATCATCTTGGGTGGAAGTCCAGCGCCCAGACAAAGGATAAAATCGTATTGTTTATCAAGTGACATCATTGGAGATTTTGTGCCAAGATCATATATTGATACGTCGTAACCCAATGTTTCGAGAGCATAAATTACCCCAACTTCTGCGCCATGTTTTTTATTTGATATAGGCTTCCCAACTACTAATATTTGCATTGTTATTCCTTTTTTTTTGCTAAAAAATGGTTTAAGTGTAGAATATGCAATGCTAATGTTTTTGTGTTGTCCACGAATTGCATTTTCTAATGGTAATTTTATAATATTTTTTTTATATTGATATCCTACAAGACAAATTTGTACACAACAATTTTCCTTATCCTCATTAAGTAGGTACGCACCAACAATTACATCAAATTTTATTGGAACCAGACATCCTTTTGATGTTTTCCTTCGTACCAATATTCTTCCATAGTTATGACTAGCTGTTTTTATCTCAATATTTTTATTTCCAACGATAAAGTCTGTGTCATCACCATTTTTTATATAATTAAAATTAACTGGCTTATTTATTATTTTGGAAAGAGCCATTTCGCCCAATCGTCCAATTCTTTCTGTTTTAAATCTATCTTTTTTTGTATTTAATATTCCATCGTTATATGATTGCATTTCTTTTTTAGACTTTTTATTGTTTACCCACATTTTTTTAGAAAAATAATCACAAACCCTATATTCTTCCCCCTGTATGGTTATATTAATAAATTTAGATGGATTTTTTATTTTTATTTGTTTTGGCAAAAATTGCATATTATCAGTTCACTTTTTTTTGTAGAACCATTTATGGAATACTTTGTGATAATTTTATTTATTGTTGATTTTCTATACATTTTTTTAATATCTTCTGCATCATCATATGACACTATGCACATAGCATTTGATGTTTCAACAAGCCTAGCTAATTTATTATGTTGATTGAATTTTTCTAAATAAAGACTGCCTCCTTTGATGTAATATGGCGGATCAATATATATTATAGTTTGCTTACTGCTTTGATACATTTGAATAAGTTTTAATGCATCTGTGTTGTATATCGAAACATTATTTTTTGTAAATAACACATGATATTTGTCTATTTGTGACAATAGAGATTCAATATTCCAGCGACAGTTAATTTTATATTTTGAATTTTGTTTTTTCCCACCAATTGGACCTCCAGCCATTTCTCCAAGTCCAGAATATGACCATTGATGAATAGCTATTTTGATTGCTGCTGTTTTTACTATATCGTGTTTTGTTTTTTCTATTAGAAGTTTTTTTATTTTATAAAAATTTTGTACAGTTGGCTTAAGTTTTGATAGATATTTTTTTAATTTTTTTGGATATTTTTCTATAGACTTCCAAATGCTATATATGGCGTAGTCTTTATCATTAAAAACATAGCGAGTTGCAAGTTTATTTTCTAGACATTTCAATCCTATAAATCCACCACCAAAAAACGGCTCAACATATGTATCTGATGGTGTTAAAAATTTAGATATGTGTTTATATAATTTTCTTTTGCCGCCAGGGTATCGTAACATCATTGATGAGACTCCCATGGGAGCACAATCCACTCATTTCTTTGCTCTACAAAATGTACACCATGTGTACTCATGCATGCAAATTTATTCCACGGCTTAATAAATAGAGTAAAAATATAATATTCTTTACCCATATTTTGCAACACTTTCTCAGCTCTTTCTATTTCTTTCCCTGTATCAATTACATCATCAATAAGTGCAATTGTTTTATATTCTTTTCTAATGTCGTTATCTACACTATCATCTATTCTATAATTATTGTTTGATGTAAAAATATAATTTATTTCATTCTTTTTATCAATAGAATAACATGGCTTATTGTACATATCTGCTATCATTCTAGCAGGAATGCTGCCACCATTCTCTATAGCACAAACTGCATCTATGTGTTGTATCATCTCGCCAAAAAGATAGCAAAATCGTTGCATTATATCAAAATATTCTACTGGCGTACATCGATGTTCTAATATACTTTTGCTACGTTTTCTGCTATCGTCTAATAAGTTTTGCATTTTGTTTAAATTCCTTTATATTTTTTGAATTAGTCATACTAAATGCAGAGCGCAGCCCACCAGCTAATTCATTGATGATTGTAGCAGTTTTTCCCTTTGGAGATATTACTTTTTCCTTTCCTTCTGGTGCCGTCCCCTCTTTTAGTTTGCCAAATCTTAAAATCTGTGCTTCTCTGCTAGCCATCCCATAATACTTTGCTTTAAACACTCCATTTTCTGTGAAAAACGCATTTTCTGGACAACATGAAGATCCGGCAAGCAGTCCGCCAATCATAACAGCATCTGCTCCGATAGCCAATGCTTTTGCCATATCTCCAGAGCTTTTAAGCCCTCCGTCTGCGATTAGCGTTTTTCTTTCGCCAGTTTCTTTCGACGCGCAATCGACACCTTGTTTGCACCCCCACAAAGATGTTGCTGTAGGCACACCGACTCCAGTTGTATCTATTGTCGTACATGCAGACCCGCCGCCGTTTGTAGCCCTGATGCAATCTGCACCAGCCATACATAGGTCGTACGCACCTAGATGGGTTGATACATTTCCAGCTATAATTTTTAGATCAGGATAGTTTTGTTTAACAAACTTTATCATTTCGATCGTTTTTTTATGGTGTCCTACATTAAGGTCGATACACACAGCGCCAATACTATCATTGCACGCTTTTAGTATGCGCCTATCTCTTTCATTAACGCCAATCGCTATGGCTGTACGCCTTTTCGGAACGCTATATAACCCATGTGTGGTTTTACCCTGTGCTTTTTTGATTTCAAAACCGATATCTTCAACGCTCATAAAACGATGCAAAATGCCCATGCCACCAAGAAAATCCATTTTTGACATCATTTTTGACTCGCAGATTGTTGACATAGGGGCAGCAATAATCGGGACATTTAGATTCACCCCAGGCAAAACTTCAGAAGATAGATCAACATCAAAGCGCGAATCTACTTCAGAATAAATAGGCTCTATCAAAAAATCATCGTACCAAAAACCTTTTCCACAATTTAATATCATCTTTGTCTCCTTCTATTATGTAATATCTACTAATCGAGATATTTTTTTCATACTTTCTTCAATGTGAAAAGATTTTATTTTTCTGCAGTTTTTATGATGACACTTATTGTAGTTGCCATGTTGACATAGATTTCTTTTATCGCATGGTAGCATAATAATTTCAGCATTTGGATTTAATGGTGCATTTTTTGTAAAATTTGTAAATGTCCACGCAATTACAGATGGTACATTGTAACATGCGGCGATATGCATTAGCCCACCATCTAGTCCTATAAATAATTTTGCTCCTTTAATAATTGCTGCGGCATATTTAATACCTGTTGCACCGCAAAGGCTAATGGCATTATTAGATCCAAGCTTTGATATTATTTTTTGAGAAGTTATATGGTCATCTATTGTTCCAAGAAAAAGTAATTTGAAATTATTGTCTAGTAATTTTTTGAGTGGCTTTATCCATTCATCGTTGTTTTCTATTTGTTTCAGACGCCACTGTGCCCCATCTTTGAGGTATCCGACAGACACTACTGCATATTTCCCATCTGGAGACTTTTTAGATGTGTAGAACGTAGGGTTCGGAGGAGGTGCGTTATAACCAAGTTTGCGCACAAGGTCCATATTATATTCGCTTTCGTGCTTTTCCCATTCTTTGCCTTTCTTGATCTTTATAACATTCTTTGAATTGTTAAATAGAGATGGTGGTGTAAGATGTGCAGTTGGGGAACACAGTAGATAGTCAAGCCCATCTATTGATGCTATAAAGCGATCATAGTGTTGTGGCATTATATTGTCGTCGATAAAATCAAGTCCGTTAAAAACCTCTCTTGTTCTTTTCCAATTGAATACGCTTATTCTCGCGTTAGGCTTTAGCAATCTGATAGCCTTTAGTGCTGGAGTTGATAAAATGGCGTTTCCCATCCCAGAATTTATTAAAAACCCAATTTTTTCTGGTTCTTCATAAATAAACGCAGATTCAGGAGCTTCCTTTTGTAACATATGATGGTTTTCAACAATAGATGGTTTAAAATTTGTTTGTTTAAATGATACACCTTTTCGCTTTATCCATCCATCTTGTAGTGTCCACTTAAACTCACCATGTGTAGATATCCTGTCTGCAATCTTTTTTTTCATACGATCGGTTGTCATAATATAACTATAATGATAAAATGTTGCTATAGGATCAGGACAATGTTTAAGTTCGGCATTATTTGGTTTTAATAGATGGTTTGGACTGCGAAATTTATAGCCAGCCCCATCAACTCTGAATAGGCGCGGCCAATTTATTTCAACGTAATGTTTGTAGTCATTGACAAATGTAAGCGACTTGGTGTCGAAATATTCAAAGTCATTTCTTTGTGTCGCATTTACAACCTTCTGAGCGTCTTCTGGCGTATAAATTTCATCTGAATCTACTATCCATAGCCAGTGTGCATTTGGGCAAATTTCGAAGTGTTTGCTGCGTTGTTGTAGCTGTGTTTTTTCGTTCAATTGATGTACTTCAATTTTGTCTGGATATTTTTCTTGTAGTTTTTTTAAAATCGGGATTGTTTCGTCGCGCGATCTTTCTATTCCACCATTCGAATTTACTGCCGTTTGCCACGCACCCTCTATGACAATAATTTTATCGGCATAATGAATAACTGATTCTATCGTCTCTTTAAGAAAATAATCTTGTTCGAAAACACACATATGAACAACTATAGGTAACTTATGCGACATTTTAACCTTCCAAAAGTTTGAATTGTTTACCAAGAATCGAAATTGTTGTACGCTTATTTCCCTTCTTGTCTTCCCAATCTGATTGCTGAAGCTCCCCAGTAAGCTTAATAAGCAGTCCACCCTCAATTCGTTCGCTGTCTTCTACTGTCGGCATAACAGTTTCGATTTGTGTGTTAAGGTCTTCTGCTTGCTTATCCCAAAATGTAACCATTATTTTCGTATAATTTTTTCGACTGTTCCTTGTAGACACACGCAAATTCAACACATATTTGCCCTTAGCGGTTTTACGAAGTGTTTTAAATTGGATATCTCCGATAAGCGCAACCTTATTTTTGTAACGTTCAGTTTTGTCAGACATTGAAATCTCCTTTCAAAAAAATTAATTCTTTACAATCTTTCTTGATACTATTATTAACAGAATACTTAATTCCATATTCTATACAATGAAAATCTGGCATATATTTTCTTATAGATTCATTATATGAAACCATTACGTTTGCGCCATTTTCTGCCAGTCTTTTTGCGATTATAGCAACTTCCTTCATCTTCTTTTCTGTAAATACACCTTGATATGCGATATCTGTAGAAACTGTTCCTACATATGGTGGATCAAGATAAAATAGATGTCCATTCAAATCTTTCGCATTGTCTTTAATATAAGCATAACAATAATTTGCTATGTCGTTATTACTAATTGCTGTTCTTTGCAACAACTTTGATACAGATAGGATATGCTCCTTTTTAAATATTTTTTTATACGCCCTTCCATATGGAACATTAAAACGATTGTTTTTATTAAATCTCATCAATGCGCCAAATGATACCTTATTAAAATAGATATAAAATGCAGCAAACGCTATATCTCCTAACCTGTCGTGAAATTTTTCTCTTATAGAATAATAAGATTCTTTATCCTGATGTTTTTGAAGTGTTGATAGCACAACACACACTTCTTTTGGATGGTTGCGTATAGTTTTATAAACCCTTATAAGCCTTTTGTCTGTATCATTAATAAAGCCACATTTTGGCTCAAGATCAAAGAAAAGTGAGCCGCCCCCAACAAACGGCTCGTGATAATACTCGAATGATGGCAATAGCGGGCGAATATGTTTAAGCATCCTGCGCTTGCTACCAACATACCTCAAAAATGGTTTCATATTGAGCTCCTCTTAACAAAATGCAAATATTCTTTCATTTGGCTGTCCTTATATTTTCTTTTATCAGACCTGTCTGCTTTAAATCTTTTGTAATTTGTTTCAAATCTCTTATAGTTGCCAAACTTTTTCATTATTTTTTCTATGGTAGATGTTTGCATCAGTCCATCGCTACTGTAACTTACAAATATATATTTAAATGCTGCATTTATTAATAGGTTTTCAAACACATCCTCTACAACACCCTTTTGACAAAACAAAGATCTTGTATATTCTCTCAGTCCAGTTTTACCATATGGAACAAAGTCATCATAAAGCGCTATAGTGTTTAATAAATGATAATTTGAACTATATTGGCGAGAGGTATAAGGTGGATCAATATATAAGATATCCCCGCTAATTTTTTTTATTAGTTCGTTACTATCCATATTATATACTATGTGATTTTTGTCAGTATCGTCGAAAATCGCTGGTTCCAATATCATTTTTTGTAATGCGCTTTTTTTGAATTTTTTTAAATAGGCACCATACACAGATGTTGTATTTGCGATTTTGTCTGCTGATTCTATTAGACTTGCTATCAGAAAATAATATATGTCATCATCTATTATACATTTATTTTTGAGCCTATCTATTTGTTTTCTTATGGCGTCTATTATAGAGCCGTTTTGATCTGTAAAATATTTTCTACTCTCTTTTCCTGATGGACAATAATGTTCTGCAATAAATCCAGGAGCGGCGTCTATTCTGTTCAACATTTTTATATATGTTAAATATGCTTCTTTTAATTTTTTGTTCCCAATGTAGTTTCTGTTTAAAACATAGCTATAATATTCTATGTCGTTCGCAATAATTTGTTTAGCTATATTTTTTATTTTCCTACCTATTATTCCTGTTCCTGCAAATAAGTCACAAAATATTTTATCAGATATCCCGTTTTTAACACTATTATTTATATTGTTTATAATAAAATTTTGTAGTTTATTTTTTGATCCGATGTAGTTCATGCCGTAATCCAGATTATGTCAGATTTAATTTTTTGGTTTTTAAAGTTTAATTCAACTAAGGTGTTGGTATTAAAACTGTTGAGGTATTTTCCAATTAGATTTTTTATCAACGACAATTCTGCTTTTAATTTCCAATGGGTTCCATCTTGCGAACAAAAAACAATAAAAAGTTTATTTTTGAAATGTTGCCTTTGTTGAGTGCTTTGATTCCTATATAGCCAACTGATTAATGCCTTCTTGTGATTTTTTAAAATATCAAATTTATTTTCTAATACTTTTGGAATTACTGTCGATTTGTGATCAAATGGTATATTATTTATGTAAAAGTCTATAGTCTTGTGGCTATTATTTTTTTCTTTTTTAACATTTTGATTATTCGAGAAAATTTGTTCTACCGCAATGGCATGCCAAAAGTTATACCATCTATTGAGAGTATAATTTTTCAAATCAATATTAAAATGTTTTATTTTTTCCAACAATGTCTCAAAGGTAGATGTGTCATATATAAAATTAGTCTTATTATCAGCCTTATTTGTTTGTATTTGTGTCCATCGATATTGATATTGCAGCCTTTTTTTTAATTCTTTTTCTATCGCCGCTATGTTATACACTTTTATTATTTTTCCTTTTCAGCAAATTTTTACTAAGTTCTAATATGCGCTCTATAATTATGTTATCAACAACAGTCTTAATAGTTTTGCTATCAACACCTTCTTTTTCTAAATCATCATAAATTGATATAATAATTTTCTTTTGTTCTGCATCTGTGTCGCCATAATTAATTTTTTCTAAACGCTTTTTTGCAAATTCTTTAACGTTAGCTATAGACATCATTTTATATCTTCTCCTACGTAATTGTCAATTGCCATAGTGATAGCCAAATCAATTCCAGCCATTATAGCATTTTTTAATATTTGTTGTGCAATTTTTTCATTACGGATAGCCTTAATTGTTTCTAGTGATGCCAATTGTGCTTCTAAATGTTTCTTCCACTCTTGTTCTTTTACAAAATTTCCTGTTGCCTTGTATTTTCCATATACAGATGCCGTCTGAGCTATCTTCTCAGATATTTTTTCCATCTTTTCATCTGTGTGTAATAGACTCATAGAATTTTTAATAAAAGAAATCGTATGTTTCATTATTTGTGTTTCTAAATTATTCATCAAACACCTCAATTTTTTCTTCTTTTTCTATAATTCCTTTTTCTTTCAAAACATTAAATGGAATGTTGACAGTTAAAGAACACCATTTTTTCTTTCCACGCCTACTGCCATTGGTAGAAGTTTTATAATTATGATCACTACTAATTATTTCTTCTAAAAGAAAGGATCAAATACTATGTCGCCCCTCTTTGTCCATGTCTCTATATGGTCTATTGCCAGCTTTTCAGGAAACATTGCTGGATGTTCAAATGCAAATTTATCTGATGTCGTGTAGCCTTTTCCTGTATTATATCGCCAAATATTTACTCTTGGACTAAATTCTGCAACAGACTTTACATCTCGTGCCTTAAGTTTTCCATTTTTAAGTCGCATTGTTCCGCCACCCCACGGCTTCCACCCCTGCCATCTGTTCTTTTTATCACAAATTAAATTAGCTGTTTTTGGCTTTCCTTTTGAAAATACAAACATATATTCGAAAATTTGTGAATACCTATTACTTTTGCGTCCTGCTGGAAACGGCGTGCTATTTTTTTCATATATCATTGTGTCGTGTAACCTAAATCCAGCAGCCATAAATGATAGTGCTTGCTTAAAAGAACTGCCTGTTTCTGAACCATTTACTACGCCATCGCCAACCACCCAAACTACAACGCCACCCTTTTTTGTTACCCTATATAGTTCTGCTATTAATTTTTGTATATCTAGTTTATATCCTTCATACGATCGAAGCTTATCATAAGGCGGAGACGTAATAGTTAGATCAATACAATTGTCTGGCAACCACTTCATTTTTTCGCAACAATTGCCATTCGCAACAAGGCTTCGTACAGCCATCTATTCTTTCGCCCTTTCTATCATTTCATCAAAAAGCTCAACAGTGAACAGTTTAATATCTTTTTCTGTAGCACTAAGTTCTTCATCTTCCTTAACATACTGAACATATTCTGGACGTATCGCCCCCCAATTCTTTTCTACAGCCTTCAGAAATTTTTGATTGACGCCACAGCCGCAAAGAAATGTAATTGATATACAAAGAATAAATTTTTTCATTAAATTTCCCCAATGTTAAAATAAATAATTTTTTTACCAAGTTTTTCTGCAACATCTATTTCTTTTTTCATCCCAGAAGTAATCTTGTTATCAGGCACAAACACTAATACTTCGCTACAGCTTTTAAGCCACTCGATACCTTGCGATATCCCAAGATTTCTTTCTTCTTCCCTGTTATCATCAAGAAAGCGGGTATAATAGACGTGTGGTGCGAACGGATTTTTCCCAAGAAGACAAACAAGTCTACACAAACACTCCGCGATACTTCGATTTTTTTCTATATCACCACTAAGTGGGCTGCAGATAAACACATTGTTATTGTTTTCGTCGGGCATTGGCTTTGATGCCTCCTTCTTTTCGTATAGATGATGCGAGTTTATATTATACATTTTTTCTGATCTTTCGATACATATAATGTGCAGCATGTATAATTGGGACGATAAAAAAATAAATCAAGGAAAGTGTTGTGCCAAAAATTGCCCCTATAGCAGCAAAAAACATTGTGATTATTATTAGCGGCGACAGTGTTTCGGCCCATGTCATTTCGCAATTAATATCTAATATTTTTATTCCAATAAGAAATAGTGTTGCACCAATCAATAGCCATCCAATAATAATTATAGACTCAAAACTTTCTTTACTCATTTGCGCCTCCATCATCAAACATATCTTTTTCTTCAAGTTTGATCAACAAATCCTTTGAGTTTTCCACCCTTTCTTTAATATCTTTGCTTGAATTATGTGTCCACGAATTTTTGCCGTGCCAAGTATTATCCCAAAATTCGCCTCTTTGTTGTTTAACATTGGTGTCGTTCCAAGAAAGATGTAATGTGTGTGGCATTTTTGTTAATACTTGTGTTACCATTGCCACATATTCATACTTCAGTTTTTCAGGAATTTCTTTGCCTTGTTCGTGCATTTGTACCATTGCGGCGTGCAGTTGTAGTGCTTGCGGTGGCGTGATTGAAACATTCTGCATAATCTTGAGCGTATTTTTATCTATGTACTCACAACTATCGCTCACCTTTTTATTATAAGTTAATTGCATTTTTTCTGCATCAAATTCACGAGCATCTCCGTGCACACCATGTTCAATATTTTCGTCATTTTTACTAATGCGCCATTTTTCAAACGGACGTTCAACCCTTATTGTTTTGTTGTCGCCGTAGAGATTAATACCTGGGATATTAAAAATTGGTACATTACGATTCATTTTAATAAGATTTCTAATTTGTCCCTCTTGCGGTTCTACCAAAATTTCGTCTGCATCAAGCTGAATAAGATAATCGCCATCACATTGTTTTCTTGCATACGTCTTCTCATTCCCCATTAGCATTGGATCATCCATGTCCCATTGGTGCTGCATAATCTTAAGCTTCTTATTATTTTCTGCAAGCTTATTAAGATTTTCCCATGTGCCATCCGTACTTCCGCCGTCAACCATAATAAATTCATCTACAACGCCACATGCTGCAGAGATACATCGCTCATAAGGAAAATTATATTTTTCACCATCTTTTATAATGCAATATGCTGACAACTTTAAAGGTTTCGGCGGGACTACATGTTCTTCTCCAAGTCTATCCGCAATGGTCTCTAAAATTGTTTCTGGAAGAATACTATTGATACATTTATCACCAATTTTCTTTTCTTTTAAAATACACTTTTCTAGATGGCAACTCGTTATACATTGTCCCCTATTTTCTGGCTCAAGAGCAACCCCATTTTCAATTCCAGCTTGTTTTGCATAAGTACCACCGTAAAGCACAACGCTTGGAGTTCCTACAGCTCGTGCTATATGTGACGGGAACGAATCAAGTCCAACATGGAGCGCGGCGTTTGCAATTACGTGTGCAAGTTGCTGCGGCGTAGTTTTTCCTCGTAAATCAACAACATCTTTATGATCAATAAGAGGTTCGTCTTTTCCTCCAACCTGCACAATTTTCATATTTTTAATATTTGGAATTACTTCGTCCCATCTTTCATAATCTTTTGGGTCCTGTGTAGTTTTGCAATGAAATGTAATGTACTCGCCGTCTGGAATTTCGATAGAGATATCTGTGTCAATGCACATCTCTTCTTCTATTTCTTCATTTGACATTGTAAGATTGCACATATGCGCATAACTTACCCCAAGAGACTTCCCATTTCCACTATGAATCCAGTGTGGGATTTTTTGTGTTATAATAAATGGACAAAAACACATATCAACAAAGCCAGGAGATGGTCCAAAATGTTCTGGTGTTCTATAATTCAACAATTCAGGATGATATTCGACTACACCATGAATATATGGATTATCTTTTATAATGTCAAAATATTGTGGTTTTGTTGCGAAATAAATAGAGGCATCTGGATATTCGTCCTGCAACTTTGTTATGATTGCTGTTGAAATAAGCACATCTCCAGCAGTTTCTGGCATACAGTATAAAATTCTAAATGTGTCATCTTTATCCATCGACTTAGCAATTGCTTCTATAGGGTTTTGCGGCTTTGTATTGTCTAATAGGTCTGCTGCAACATTATTCTTTTTTGTAATGTTTCTAAAATATTCTTCAACTTTATTTCTTTGCACACCCTTTTTTAATTGTCCAAGCCAATTTCTTTTGCCGCTATTATCTGGTTCTCTATGTAAAATTTCTTTATAACATTTATTTACAAATTCTTCATCTGAAAGATTTTGTTGTTTATGCAAGTTTTCTTCTGGCATTTCAAGCTTATCTATCTTTTTGTCCCACGCATTTTTATCAACTTCTGTTTTGTCTAAAATATACTCCCATTTTTTAGAAGTTAAATCCCAATTGTAATAATCTACAGCACATCGTCTTGCCTCGTTAGAAAGCCTTTCAAGAATTTTTGGCTTTTTCATAATTTTTGTAAGCTTATTGACAAGATCTTGTCTGTCGAACCATGCTCGCCACTGCATAGTTTCTGCCTCTGTTTCTAGATCACACTTGATAAGTGCGCCACCGCCATTTTTGCCCTGTTCTGACATAGCTGCGTAGTTTGTTACAATTGTTGGTACACCAGCAGATTTAGCATTAACTATGGACATTTCCGCCGCACCTGCAATTGCGCCTTGTACATAAACATCCATCAAGTTAAAAAGTTTTGCAAATTGTTCGTCTGGATATCCAATTTGTGTATTTGGCGTTATCATGCTAACTTTCCCGCACTTTGGACACTTTGTAGGATGCCCAGCGAATGGAGATACAGCACATACACCACATTCTGCGCAAATGTAAGAGAAAAGCACTTCCTTTTGTAGCCCCTCTCGCCTAATAGCTTCTGGAATATCAAAACCAACGTCTTGAACACATGTGTGTAAAAGCAATTTGATATTGTCAATGTCTTTTATTTTTTTCTTTTTTGGGTCTGATTCGCCCCATCCATTTTGATCCTTGAACATTCTAAATGATTCGATAAGGCGTGGAAACAATTTTCTTTTTTGATTTCTTGACACCATTCCAATGAATCTTATTTCAGGCGGAATTCCAAAATCTTGTTTAACTTTCGTTTTGTCTTGTGGTGCATAAATTTTAGTGTCTATCCCAGGTTGCATCACCATATCTACTTTTAGCGGCTTAATTCCGAGTCCTCTTGCAATATCTGTTTTTGACTGCTCTTCAAGTGCTCGTTTCCCAAAGTGTGCATATGCTAACAGTGTATCAACGCCACCGTATGTATTTAGCCATTCCCATTTTTGAGGATAACTATCAACACATGCCATATATATCCAGTGGAATCTATCCCTAAATGCACTATCTGCCCAAAAGTAATCCATCCAACGATCCCGTAACACTGCAACAATATTTGGTTTAAAGTCAGCCAAAACGTTATCCATAATCAATTTGCCAAATTGCGCCTCACGGTAATGTTGCTTGTATTCCTGAATGCCGACAGAATCATTGTCTTCTGGAATAACTCCATAAAATTTCCAAGGTAAAGATTGAGCACGAGGGTCTGATGTTTTTGCATACGAATTATGTACTACAAAATTATTACAAATATATGAATTATCATCCTCCACTTCTAAATTATATACATAATCATTAAAATTTCTTTTATGTATTTGTGTAATTTTTGTAAATATTAAATTGTCTTTAATAATATATTCGGTTGCTGATAAATTTTTTAATTTACCACTTTTTTCTACAAAGTTATCAATTAAAACATTGCCATTCTCTCCACGACATCCAAGCAGATAATATCCTCCAGATGTGTTGGCATCACATTGACACCACTTTCTATTAATAAAAACACCATTTTTATGCCCAAGTTGCATTATGCGATTTGAAAGTAATTTAGAAACTGTTTTTGCCTCTAATACATTTCTATCAATATTAATACAGCCATCTTGTTCAAAATAACTAGCCAATAATTTTATCATCCAGTCCTTATTAGCATTCCATAGTTTGTCACTAATAAATTTATCGTGACAACTTGTGCCAAATAGCGTATAAAAAAATCTTGCAATATTTCTATTGCACACCATAATTTCCCATACACCAATTTTTTCACGATAGAATATTTTTGGAGTTTTAACATTAAATAGATCAGAAATAGCGTTCGCTATCTGTGTTGCTATTGTTTTATAATTTTTATTACCACAAAATGAAATAGCATTTATGCCAAGTTTTTTATTTTTTATAGCACATCCATTTGATAAAAATGCACCAAACAACAATGCCGATTGGTCATTTAGTGGAACTTTTATTCCTTCTGATTCTATTGTGTTTATATTTTTCGACTTAAAACTTTCTTTTCCATAGGCTACAAAATCATCTTTTTTTAATTCTCCTGCAGGAATCCATTCGTATTTGATATCATCTACACCTTTAAAACATTTCGATGATAAATATTTATAAGCATTTTCTTTTTTTATTGCCAAAATTGGATGGTTATGTGTTACCTCTATTGTTTCTCCACCCAAATTTTTTCTTAAAATTTTTACTGCCTGAGTATTTTTAATAGTTTTAAATGTATGTGTGACACTTTTAATTTGTCCGCTGTGCGTTAATACTTTGTCACCAACATTTACTAGCGAAATTGGTGTTAATTTACCATTTTTCATAGAAATAAGAGCACGAGGATCTAAGATACAACCAATTTCCGCAATTTCATATTTACCGGTATTTTCAAGTCGCCTGATAACATTATCCCAATATGTTGAAAATCCTGTCTTGAGAAAACTTGCCTCCCCCACGAAAAGCACTCTTTTCTTTTCATCTGTTTTTGGCAGCTCATCAATTTTTTCTTGCAGTTTTTCTATACTCCATGGCTCAGAAAATGTTCCACCCTTGATTCTACGCAATTTGTCCGGTTGATTCATATATTTCACCCCGTGCTCAATAATTTTAATTACTTGCTCTTCTTTGAACGTCGATTTTTCCGTGTAGTTTCTTGCTTACATGGTCCTTTGCCGCGCCCTGTGCGTGGACCTTTCCCTTCGGGTCCTGTCCTATCTCTATTCGGCATAGCGCCTCCCTTCTTAGAATGGTAAATCATCATTATCCAACAGTTCTTCTTCCTCTTCTTCTTGTTGCTTTGGCTTAGCCTTTTGTGTCTTTTTTGGTTTACTTTGTCTCTTTTGTCTATTGTTACTGTCGCTATCCCCAACTTGAAGAAATGTTTGCTCTGTATCAACAACTGTCATTTCTGTTGCATTAAGAACAACTTTTGATCGTTTCTCGCCCTTTTTCGATTCCCATTTTTCCTGCTTCAAATAGCCAGTAAGTGTAACCATTACATTCGCATCATCTCCATTTGTAAGTGCTGCTGCCCTTTCGGCGTTCTTTTCCCAAAGAGTTACATCAAGATAACTATAATCCTTTCCACTTTTAAAAGATACACTAGTTTGTGCAACAGCCTTACCATTAGAGGTATAGCGAAGGTTTACATTAAAAATACGTCCTGTAATTACTGTAAAATTTGCCATAAGAAATTTCCTTTCTAAAATAATGGTGTTTACTCATATATAATATCTACTAAAGTGCCCAATTTGTTTGATGAAATATTTTTAATTATACCGTCTCTGTCAAATACTGCCACATAACTTTTTTTCCCTGGCAAATATATTTTATTAATACAAAACGATCCATATTCTGCAGACAATTTGCCCTCTATGCAACAGACATCACAATGTTCTAATGCTTTTTTTAATTTTTTATGTACTTCTTCATTATTATGGAAATAGATTGCTCGCTGTCTATCTGTTGAATCATATATGTCAAACATTGATAATAAATTATCTTTTTTGCTTCTGATAGTTATAAAATCCTCTACACATACAAGTATTGGTCCATTTTCAAATTTAGCATACGACAAACCATCATCCACCTTTCTGTATACATCTGCAACAGAATATGTAATAGGAAACCCAATAATTTCTTTTTCTTTTTCTGCTATTATTTTTTTCTTTTCAATCTCGCTTAAATTGTTTTCTACTGCCTTTTTAAGTTTGTCGTTTTTTAATTTATCTCCCATTTCTATAGCCCATTCATTTACTGCGGCCATAAAAGATATCTTTTTATTACTCATTATTTCTTCTATTTTTTCTAACCTTTTGTCTGTAAGCATATAAAATATTTTGAACTCTCTCCACATTTCATAGCGATTATCATAATGGTTTAAAAGAGTTTCATCAAATGCACCACTGAACACCAATGTTTTTATTGTACTTTGATTAATTTTATATTGTTTTATCAAGTGTCTCAAACTATGAATGCACTTTACTCCTTTTAATCTTTCTATTGCTTTTTTTACAGATTTTCCTATTCCTTTCAAATCTTTAAAACCAAAATATATAACACCATCCTCAATACAAAAATCAAATTGAGATTTATTAATGTCTGGTGGCTTTATTTTTATACCAAATTTCATTGCATCATAATATAATTCTTTAATTTCCTGTTGCGGCTTTTGTTCTTGATGTGCCATTCTCAACATTGCCAAATAGAAATATAATGGATAATGTTTTTTGTACCACGCCATAGTGTATCCAAGCATAGCATAGGCCGTACTATGGCTTGCATTAAAGCTATAGCTTGCTGCAGCCTCTATGAGTTCCCACAATTCATCTGCTAATTCCTTATCGTATTTATTTTTAATACAACCATCAATAAATTTATTTTTGTATTGTGCCATTTTTTCTGGCAATTTTTTCCCGACGAATTTTCTTAACTTGTCAGCTTCTATAAGTGAAAATCCTGCAATTTTTCTTGCAACCTTTAAAAGCTGTTCTTGAAAAAGCATAATACCATTGGTCTTACTAAATATTGGCTCAAGATCAGGATGCATATATTCTATTTTTTGTGCATTTTTGTTATCTACATATTGTTGCGCAAGCCCAGTATCGAGCGTTGCTGGACGTATAAGCGCTATAACATCTGACCATTGTTCTATATTTGATGGCTTAACTTTTTTCATCCACGCAATGCCAAGGTGTGATTCAAGTTGAAAAATTCCTTTAGTTTTTCCTTGCGACGCCATATTAAAAACAGATTCATCATCATAAGATTCAGAATCTTTTTTGTTATGGACAATACCATTTTTTTTCATTTCTTTCCTAATAATATCAATTACAGTCATCGATTTAATGCCAAGCACGTCAAGCTTCAAAAAACCCATACTTTCCAATATTCTCATGTCGTATGCGGTTACGTGCCGCTTATTTCTCGCGTCCCACGACAGAGGCACTTCCCCGCCTATATCTTTATCTGACACGACTATCGCGCATGCATGTCCTCCTGGCTGTCGCTTGCACCCTTCAAGTGTTTGCGCGTGTTTAAATAGCATTTTTAATTTTCTTGATCTTTCGTTTATTAGTTCTTTTAACTGTGTTTTTCTTAATTGGTTAGTTGAGTTTTTTAATTCTTTTTCCCATCTTTCTATGTCTTCATCTATCCCTTCTGAAAATCTTTTAATATCTGTTGATGTTTCAATGGCTTTTTCTATCGTGTCAACTTTGTGTGGAAACTTTTTTGTAATTTTATTAATGTAGTCAAACTGCAAATTTATTGCCCTGCCGACATCCTTAAGTGCCGCCTTGCCAGCCATTGTACCAACTGTCATCATTGGATATACTTTATTGTGTCCAAATTTTTGCCTTAGATAGTCTATAATTTCTCCTCGCCTTTCTACATCGAAATCCAGGTCGATATCAGGATATGAGCCTTTCCTACCTTTATTGTAAAATCTTTCCCATATTAAACTATATTTTATTGGATCAACGCCAGTTATATTCAAAATGTATGCAATTAGACTTCCTGCCGCACTTCCTCTGCCTACGCCCCTCGCTATTCCTTTTCTATCAGCGAACTCACACACATCATTCACTATCAAAAAATAGTGTGCTAAATCAGCCTCTTTGATATCTGTCAACTCTTTTTTGACTCTTTCTACATAATCTTTATCATCCTTTGTAAACAATTTTCTTTTAATAGTTTTTTCTCTTGCCTTTTTCAACAATAAATCATAAGCTTCCTCATCGCTGAAGTTATTATAATTTGGAATTTTAGATGCTGGCTTAAATTCTATTTCTACATTGCATCTATCGGCAATCCTTTGACTTTCTTCAACTTCTTCTTTTTTAAATCTTTCCAGCATCTCATCTTCTGATTGGATGTAATAATCATACCCATTAAATTTCATTCTTCCCCACGGCACGCTTTCTGTCTTTATTGGATCATCAAGAGTTTTGCGAGAATATATTGCTTTTAAAATTTCGTGAGAAACATGGTCTTCTTTGTTTAGGTAGTGGCAATTATGTACAATATATGAATTTGCAATATATGTATTATCATTTTCAACTTGTAAATTATAAACGTATCCATTATATTTTTTTTCGTATATTTTATATATTCCAGTGTAAAAAAAGTTATTATCCGAACAAAATTTTGGTTTTGTGTTTTTTGTCGTTTGTATTTTTACATTTTTATCATATTCACAAGAATTAAATTCTTTTGAAAATCTCAACAATTGTTTACCACATATATTTAAAAAATATTGTGTTTTCCACGATGGGTGTTTTTTGTTTTTTATTTTAGTTGGAATAGAGAGATATCCTTTATAATTTAAATATTGAGATATTTGGTATATTAATTTTTCGCTGCAACTACAAATTCCAAATGACTGTGCTCTAATATGCCCATCACAATAAAAATAATATTTTAATATAGTATCTATCTCTGATTCTGTGAACCTATGTATATTTTTTATATATTTATTATGTCCTAAATGTCCAGTAAAATTTTTAAAAATATGACGAAAAACAAAAGATGAGTATGCTATTCTAATATATTCATTATGATATGTTTTATAGGCATTAAAACCAAACTGCATAAAATATTTTTCTACAATATTAACAAAATCATTATGTTTTTTATTGAATGTAAATGAAACTTTATAATTATTAATATTGCCTTCTGCCATATACATGCCTAAAATTTTACACAATGTTTTGTCAATTTTTAAATTTCGTGGAATTTTTATATGTTGTTGTGAATAAGATTTAACATATCCATTTTTTAATATTCTGCCACGTTTTTTCTCGATATTATCCCATATATCATACGAAGATGAAAAATCAGAACGCTTTGGAAAAATCATTTTATATTTTGGAATGCATAAAATATCATTTTCATTTATTTCCCCTGCCGTTTTCCATATCTTAATATTTTTATTCTTAAAATTTATACCTTTATTTTTTCTTTCTTTAACTAAAATTGGGTGATTTTTTGTACATACAATATTTTCTGATCCTAGATATGGCTTAATTACTACAAGGTTTTCGTCTATTTTTCTTTTGTTTATAAATTCTACATTATGTAATTCTCCATTGTGAGTGTATACCCTATCATGTATTTTTAAATTTTCTATATTTCTACAGCCATCTATTGTCGATATTTTTGTTCCTGGAATAAAGCAATCGTTCGTTGCAATAACTGGAATATCATATTTTGCTGCAAATTTTCTCGACACGTCTATTACCGTGTGTTGTTCTGGAATATAATCAATTCCATCTCTGTTTACTTGTTGAATTTCTAAATAAAAACGATCACCAAATTCTTTTTTAAAAAGTTTGGTAAGTCGCTCTGCCTTTTGCGCATCGTTTACCATGTGATAAGGTATAAGCCCTCCAACACAGGCAGTAAGAATAATAACCCCTTCTTTGTGCTTAAATAGCGTTGGCAGATCTATTCTTGGCTTATAATAAAAGCCGCCACCCTTATTCAATGGAGTATTTGCATATGTTGTCAGCTTAACTATATTCTCCCAACCCTTGTTGTTCATCGCAAGTGCAATCAAATGATATGATTTGCGCTCTTTATCTTTGTTATCTTCCACGCAATAAAATTCACAATTATGGATTGCAAAACTGGACAAATATGAGTTGTCATGCTCTACCTCTATATTGTACACCGGACCATTGTACTGTTTTTTGTCGATATTTTTAATTGGGCATTTAATATAGTCATTTTCTACTATTGAATACTTTCCTTTTGTTTCCTTATTGGAAATATGTGCGTAGAATGCAACATGCTTTTGACAACTTTTCCCCTTTGGATGTGATTCTAAAATATTTATAGTCTGACCAAATTTTGCGAATAGATGTTTTAGCGTATACATCAATTTTTTATTAGATAATTTTAAAACATTAAATTGTTTTGTAGTTTTAGCATCTCCTTGACATACTCCATCTAATATGCCTCGATGGAATTTATTGTTATCAATATATAATATTTTCGCATTTATATATTTACCATATGAATATTTTCCGAATAACTTATAGAACAATTCAGCTATTATAGTAGATGAAATTGTAATGTCGTATGTGTTTTTGCCTTTTCTTTTCTTAGCGTTACCAGTAACTCCAAAGCATTTATTGATCATTGACAATACAAAATTAACATATTCGTTTTCATCAATGTTAAATGTAAAACTAATGCCAGTAAGTTTATTATTTATAGAATAATATGAGCCTTCTGCCAAAAATAACCCACAAAGTCTTCCGAAATTGTAGTCTAATTTAAATTCTGTATTTATCCAATGCGATTGCGAATTTTTGCAATCAGATATACCATTCTTTTTCCATGCTCTCATGGCAATTTTTGAGCTTTTGATGATATATTGTTTGTCTGTTATATTCAAAAATTCTGACATATGGAAACTATCTTTTTTTGCAAATTTATATTTTGTGGGGATATTAATATACGATTTCCATAATTTGTTATTTATTTTTTTAGGACTTCCATTCTTATATTTTTCCTGTCCAAAGCATATTTCATCCGCACGAATCCATTTTGTTTCGTTTGTATTATAAGTGATTAGAACAGGATGTTCGTTTGTTAACCACATTTTTTCATTAACCCATGGATCAATTCCATATATTATACCATTGTAATCACGAGTCATAGTCCTTAATACTTTTTTAAACCTACCGTTATGTGTAATAACATAATCATCTGTTGTTACTTTCTCTATAGGTTTCGGGCCATCTTTTGTATATATAATTTGTCCAGGTAAACAACAGCCAATAACCGGCTTAATCCCCTGCTTTTTGCACTCCTTGTAAAATTCTAGAGCTCCGCTGATGTTTCCGTGATCTGTTATCGCACAAGCGTTTTGCCCTAATGCCTTGACTTTTTTAACATAGTCTTTGATCCTAAGACAAGAGTCCAAATACGAATAGCTTGTATGTGCATGTAGGCTTACATATGCCATTATTTTACCTCATTCGACAGCAATGTTGTCCATGTGCAGTCTACAATATTTGAAAACGCTGAGAAATTTCCATTATCATCGTGCGATGTAAGAGCAATTTTTAAATCAACAGTTTCTTCGCCAGTTACAGGCATCGCTCCCATATTAAAAAGTTCTAATAGTGTGATTGTATTCATAACCCCTATAGAACAAACTGCATTTTCTGGATCGTTAGTTGGCTGTTCATCATTGGCATTCCAAATATAAACATGATACCCTGTTACAACACCACTAATGTCTTCATCCCAAACTAGTCTGCCAACACTTTCTTCTATAATCTCTGATGTACACATTTGAAATCCGCTATAGCAAAATAGTTGAAAATCAAAAATTCCATATATTTCATTCACATATAAATATGATGTGTCGCTACCATCAATTGTGTCTATAATACTTTTGCCACATTTAATTTCTATTTTATCATATGCGCTGCCATTTTCCCAATTTAGTGTGATATCTCCTGTGTCATGGTCAACTTCAGTTACTAATAGCTCAACAGGATGTATTTGTGGAATATCAGTTTCACAAAATGTTGACATTGTTTCGTGGACGCCAAAAGTTGACTTTATTTCAAAGAGGAGTTTTCCACTTACATTATTTTCATATGTATACGATGTAGCGTTGCCATCTAAGGTTATTGTGTCACTTCCACAAATGATTATAATATTGTCGTATTCTTGACCGTTCGTCCATTCAAGCAGGATGTTGCCACTCGTATTATCTACATTGCACGAAAAGTCACTAATCCTTTCTGGCTCCCATACAACAATCGCAATGCTCGGAGGCTGTAGCCAATCGCCTTTTGGATTTTCTGATACATTATAAAAATTTGTTCCATTGGGTGGATTAACATCAACAAATTGTTTTGCGTTTCCATCAACTGTAGCAATAATTTTATTATTTCTCAACACATCGATTGATTCACATTTATTTTCTTCAAAAAGCTTCCATTGTACTTTAACACTTTTCTCTTTTGCGATATATTTACCACTTACATTATAAACGTTTGGACTATTGCTTGGTGTGTCATGATTGTCGTTGTGGCATCCAAAAAATGTAAACAGTGTAACAATAATTGTAATAAAATACTTCATAGTTTTTTCCTTTCGATAATTATGAATTGACTAATTCGTTCCACTTTGCATCGCATGTTTGTCTGTCGCATAAATATTTGCATCTAAAGTTGGGTTCCTCCCATTGGCGACGAGGCACCTCTGTCATTGCTGTTAATATGTTCCAGTATCTTTTTATGGCAATTTTTGCACCTTTCACCATTTTGTCGGTTGGTGCTACCCATACTGGGCGCTTCTGCAAATAGTCGAGACAAATATTATAATATTTGTAGCCAGGATATAGAATTTCTGCAGCTATTCTATACATTAATACCTGAGCATCACGGTGCGCTTCCTTTTGAGACATTGTATGCTTTCCGGTTTTCCAGTCGAGAACCAAAAGAGTTTCTTTATCTTCTTCTATTACTAAATCCATAAAACCTTTTATAACTGCTCCAGAATCAAGTTTTTCATTAAACTGTTTTTCTGCTGCAATAGTATTCCATGTCAAAGGATTAAATTTATCTGGCCTATCAAAGACTTTATTTACCAGCCAAAAAATATCCGTCCATACATCTTTTGGGTCTTTGTTTTTGTCTTCTTTTGCTATTTTGTGCAATGTGTGTGCCTTTGGCTTAGCATAATCAATCCATGTGTTGGAATCTATTTTGCCATTAGCAATCTGCTCAAATACATCATGTACAAACGAGCCCAAGTCTGCAGGGTAATTTGATGGCATCTTTATTTTCAGCACATATTGCAAAAAGAATTTGAACGGGCATTGTTTATATGACTTTATAGATGATGCAGACAGGTGTTTCACTTTATGAATTTTCATCATTATTCCCTTTTGTCTCTTGTAAATAAAGTTTACCTAATTCAGATTCTCTCTTAATGACTGTAACCTGTTTGCCCCTAGTGATACGACCAAAAGCTTGTTCAAAATTTAATTGTCTAAAATATAGCGGCTTTAATCCTGTTTGATCTCTAACAGTTAAATCACCAGCTTGCGTTTCCTCTTTAGAAATCTCCATAAATAACAATTCGTTTTTGTTTTCATCTAATGCTAATAGATTTTCTTTAATGCTCATCAATTACTCTCCCTTAAAATTTGTTTAATTATTCTTGCCCACTCAGTATCAAGTTGTTTGATTGTCCTTTCTTTATTATAATCACGTATTGCAAAATCAAAATAATTGTCTGGCATTTCATCAAAAAGGCTTTCACTAGGATGCGTATCTACACCTAAATCAAAAATACTATATAGTTTAACAAGATATCCACCAGCATTCCTTATAGCTTCAAGTTCATTTTCAAATCTTACATCATCTACCACGCAGAGATTTGCTTGAGATTTTTCCATTGCTCTAATAGTGTTCTCTACCCACACATCTTTTTTGATAGCCCTGAAAAGATCTGTTCCAACAAGTTGCAATAATTGTCGATGTGTTATTTTGCCATGTTGAAATGCGTGGTTGGCCCCAAAAAACGAAAGTTTTATCATCAAATCTACATCGCTCCAATAGAGATGTGTAGGTGAGCTTTTATCTTCTTCTGTTCCAACCAGCTTATTATAATCAACATTAAAGATATCTGCAGTTAGTCGCTTTAGTTTTTCAGCAAATGAAAATTTTTGTACGACAAAATTAAGTGGAACATGTTTTTCAATAAATTTATACGATGTTGTTTTACCAGATTGTTTTTTCCCAAAAATTCCTATAATGTTTTTTTGGTTTTTTCCCATTTCGATAGCCATTGTTGGAAGCCCTCCAAATTAAATTCTTTTCTTTTAAGTAAAAAAAGTGGAACTGATGCTGCATCATTATATTTTTTATCAAAAGTTAGCACAGACACTTCATATCCGTGATTTTCTAACATTACACCTATTTTTTCAGTTCCCTTCCATCCTGCCTTGTCGTTATCAAGGCAAAGATAAATATTTTTTATGCCTATTTCATCTAGTGCAATTCTCTGTTCATTACTCATATCGCTACCCAAGAGTGCCAAACTGTTGTGTATATTTGCAGATTCTAATTTTAAAACATCTGCTGGACCCTCTACAATAATTGCTGTATTTTTATTTGGTTTAAACGCATGTATGTTGTAAAACAAACCGCTTTTTCTAAAATTATAATGCTTCCATTTAGGAAATCTTTTATTATTTTTGTCATAACGAATAGCTCTGCCTGTCGCTCCTACAATAGTGCCTTTGCTGTCAAAAATTGGAAACAAAACTCTATATTGAGTAATTGTTGGATAAATACCAACAAGATATCTATCTATTGTGCCTTTACTAATGCCCCACCTCATTGCATGTAAACCGCATAATCTTTCTGATATATTTAAATCTTTAAATTCTTCAAATTCTATTTTTCTTGTATCTTGAACATTGTAGGAATAATCCATATCTGTATCTTCATATTCATTAAATATCAGATGCATTATTTCTTCTGTAGTAATTGGATCAGGACTTCCATCAAGCATTCCATCAATAAATGATTTGGCATCTATTCCATATCGTTCATGACATCCCTTTGTCCAACAGCGCCATCTTTGATATTTTTTGTCCCAACTAAACCCAGTTGGATTATCTCCACCATGAATCGGACACGGCATTCTTATTTCACGCCCATCTTCTATAACAATAAGTTTTGTCAAATCAAAATAATCAAGGATGTGTTTAAAATAAAAATTAAGTTTGTGTGTTTGTTTTTCACTGATCATCTTCAATGTCTTCCACTAACCTACCAATTCCTGTGTCCTTAAAAAATCCACAACTTTTGTCTGCCTTAAACCCTATATATTCGTTAAATTTAATTCCTTTTCCAGCCCTGACTTTATCTATTAAAAACTTATGTGTTCCTTCGTTATCATCCATCATTCTTTCTTGCCTACTTTTTTCTTGAAAATATATAACGGCATCGGCGTTATGTCTTATTCTGTCTGAGCCAGCAATGAACATTTCTTTATTTAACTGAGCTGTACACAGTACAGAAATACCATATTGCTGAGCGACATTTCTTAATTTGCTTACTTCTTTCCCAAGTCTTTCATATTCTTTTTCATTACCATTTCCCCTATCAACATCAAGTCTGAAATAATCAAAAACAAGAAAAGATTTGTTATAATTCCCATTTTTATCGAATTTTACATGTCTATTTACAAATCTTCTGATTGATGAAATAATGCTTTGCTCGCTTTTTCCTACAGCATCTTCATAGAAAAGCGGAAAATTTGGAAATAATCGCTTAATATTGTTATATCTTTCTACTTCATTTTCATTTTTCATCCATTGTGCAGTTTCTATCCTATTGAACCCAAGGTTAGCCCACGCTCCAGTTACTCTTGTTACTATCATTTCTTGTCCAAGTTCTGTATCAAGGTAAAGGGTCGGATACCCTCTTATTGCGTTCTGTAGCGCCGCATGTACAGACAATAAAGACTTGCCCTGTCCTGGACGCCCACAGATAAAAGTCATTGTTCCTGGGCGTATACCGCCGCCTATTGCGTCGTCTAATGTCTCAAAGCCAGTCGTAAGTCCAACAACAGGGTCGTCTGCAAATTTTTGCAATGTTTCTTCAATTACATCTGTAACCCTTACAATTGAATCTTTTTTAATATTTTCAAGAACAAATTCATGTATATTATTTTCTACAATTTCCAAAGATTCTGTGGCCGTATCAGCATCCTTTAGTGCTATTTTTGACTGATCTAATATTTTTAACAATTGTCTTTTAAAGCTAAGGCTTTTTATTTTTCCAGCATATATCTCTATATTTTTATAATCAACACTTGTATCAAACAACTTATGTATATTTTCTTTTACTTTAGCAACATTGGAGAAAGAAAATCCTAATTCTTGTCCTTTATTTATTAAAGATGCTTGTTCAACCGCTATGTTATTGCACGCCAAATCTTTAATGGTTTGGTATATTTCACTATAATATCTATTGCTAAAATCTCTATATGTTACACTTTCCTCATCTATTTCAATACATAACTTTGGATTTTGTGCTATAATTGCAAGCAAACTAAATTCAGTATGTCTACTTATTAGTTTTTCATCTTTACTCATACCGATTGCTTCCCTTCTTTGCTTCACTTTGCTTGCGGAAATAAACATTTTTTATTGTGCTAAGATATGTGTTAAGTGCTATTGGCATTGCTTCAAGTCGCTCTTCCTTTTCCACTTGTTCTTCCATCAAATAAAATATATCAGAAAGCTGTTTGTCGCTTTTGCGTGCTTCAAGCATTCTTTCATCTTTGCTTTTGCCTTTCAGCGTTTGTGAGCTCATAATACGAGCAAGCCTATCATTAAATTTTGTTTGAAAATATTTCTTTAGGCTTTTCGCTTTTGATAACTCATTTGATAAAAAAACAATATATTGTGATAGAAACATTAGTATAATTTCTAATTGCTTCAAGCTGAGGCTTTGAAAACTTTTTGGTTGTTCATTAAGGATAGACTCAACCCTTTCATTTGCAGCCTTCACATCTACAACTGTTTCTTGTGACCACTTTTTTAGCTTTTGCCCTAATTTGCCCATTTCATCTTCCATTGATCTTCTCCAAAATTAATCGTTTTGTTTTGTCAATATTTTTTGCAATTGTATGACAAATTCTTATAAGTTTTATATTATTGAGATCACAAAGTTGTTCTTTTTTGTAATCATTTTGTTTTGCTGTTAAATAGCCGACATAATTATTGTGATAAAATTTAGTAAACTTTTTATGTTGACTGCCATCGACTTCTATTGCCGTTGATAATTCATAAATATAAAAGTCAAGAAAAAGTCCATCTATAGGTAGCTCTTCTATAATACTTAGATGTGGGAAAAGACTCTTGAGCACACTTTTAACATTTCGATGATTGATAGACACATTTTCTTTTTTTCTATTTTTTATTTTATTTATATTGATTATTTGTTCGTAGCCATTAAGTCTTTTTAATTTCATTCAGAAAGGAGCTCCATTACTTCATTTTTCAAACTGTCAAATGCCTTTGTGTTTTCGGCAAGCCCTTCCGCTAATCCTATCTCTCCCTGCCATTTGTAATCATTATAGCTATACCACGCACCGCTCTTTTTGACAATTCCACATTGTACACCAATAAGAGCAATATCAAGCTCTGCGCTAAATCCATTCCCATAAATTAATGGGACTTCACACGCTTGATATGGTGCTGCAAATTTATTTTTTACACATTGTATTTTTACATAGTTTCCTATGGTTCTCTTAGATTTTTCTATTCTCTTAGATTTTTTCAATTGTATGCGCCTGTCTGCATAAAATTTTATTGCTCTTCCTCCAGGGGTGCTGTCGTTGGCTCCATAAGGACTAAGATTGTCACGAAGCTGATTTAGCAGTATGAGACATGATTGTTGTTCAAAAAGGAGTGATTTTACCTTTGGCAAAAAAGTAGAAAAAATACGGGCTATTGGTGCCATAAAATCTTTGTTTGCACTTTCTTCAATTTGTGCCGCACTAATACACGCAGGAATTGAATCTAACACAATCAAAGATTTAGGAGACTGCTTTATAATCAATTCACACATATCGACTGCCTCGTTGCCACTCTTGGGTCTAAAAAAACATTCTCGCAATCTGTCTTTGTCTAATCCATCTACAGTGTCTACAAGAGAAGCTGTCAACCCACGCTCCATATCAATATAAAATGCTTCCATATCTTGCTTTTGTGCGTTACATACAAGCCTAAGCGCCAAGCTTGTTTTTCCAGCCGCCTCGTTTCCATATATTTCTGTAACTCCTGGATTGATACCGCCTCCAATAATTTTATCTATAGACATAACGTTTGTAGGAATTGTGTATGGTGGCTCAAGCCCTTCAAGTGTTGTTTGAACAGATTTTCCAAACCTCTTAGTGATCAATGCGGCAATTGAAATGTCATCATTTATTTTTTGTTTTTTCTTAGCCATCGTATTCTCCGAAAACATTCTTCTTTTGTTTTACATTAAGTTCTATTAAGCGCTTATCGCCATCTTCTTTTCCTATAATATTATGCTCTATGTCTTTTTTATTTTTTGCATCAATTTCTTTTTTTTCTTTTAATGTTATTCTTTTCTTTTTTCTTTTCGTCTTTGCAATTTCTTTTTTTCCGAATCTATCTAATGCAATACCGAAAAAATCTACCGCTTTTATATTAGGCTCTCTATTTAATATTGCATATAGTTTATTTTTTGTTTGGAGAAATGTTTTTCTTGCATTAGGTTTTCCAGAACTTTTATACCAAAACTTTGGACATAAATCTAAACCATATTTTTGTAGGCAAACAAATTCTGCTATAGCATCTATCATATAGAAGGTGTGTCCGGGTGTTGTAACTGACCTGAATGTTTTCTCTTTCATGTTGCAGGAATTCCTATGTCGTTATAAAATTTTGGAATATTCCCCAATACTTCTTTACATAAGTATTTGCCGTCTTCATTATACCAATAAATATAACATTTTTTTATATTATGAGGATGTTTGCACGCAACACCATATCCTTTTTTTATTTTTTGCCAATTGTTTTTTAATGATGCCTTAACATCGTGTACAAGAAAATAAAATTGTGAATGATTTCTTTTTATTTTTCTATAGTCTTTTCCCATAATTTCAAATTTTTTTATTTTCAATTTGTTTATTTTACAATATTTTTGTAATTTTCTCCAAGAGACTATATCTTTTTCTTCATAAAAAACTTTATTATTAGATAGGGTAATTTTAAAATATATAGACATATTGACTTTCTAATTATAATAATTAACAATAATATTGTTGAACATTGTATTTTTAATAAAATCTTTCCGTATTTCTTTTGCCATTTTTTTATATATTTTTATTCTTTCTTCTGCAAACGGATATTGAATATCAACAATTTCTAAATGTATAGTTCTATTAGCCAAATTAATCTCATTTAATAATAAATGAAATTTATATCTATTTAAATATTTCTTCCATTTTTTATACACCTTTTGAATATTCTTATAAAGATAAATCGACATTGAAACCCCAAAATGATTTGTTGTGATGAATACGCTAAACTCTACTAATAATATCTACTAATTTGGCTTTTTATTCAATATTTTTTCTATATGCTCTAATAATTTTTTTGATAAGCTCTCCACGCACTATATCATTCTCAGTAAAATTAATAACTCCAACTTCCTTAATTCTCCCAAGTCTTTTTAGAGCATCTTCTAATCCATTATTTTTTTTGATATCAGTTTGTTCTAAGTCACCAGTTAATATAACTTTAGAATTATCATCCATTCGTGTCAAAATACACTTTAATTGACTTGGAAGACAATTTTGTGCTTCATCTATAATTGTGAATGAACTTCTAAGAGTAATCCCACGAACATGTGCAATTGGAAATGCATGTATTTTATCATCTGCCACAAGCTGTTCAACTACACTTTTGTTGACAATATGTTGCAAATTATCAAGCAGCGGAAACATATATGGCGAAATTTTTTCATCGGCACTCCCTGGCAGTGCACCAAGCTTTTCTCCAACCATTTCTACCGCTGGGCGCATTAATACAATTCTATTCACTCCGCCATTATGTACTTTTGTATACAATAGATCAAGAGCCTTACCCAATGCCAAAAAGCTCTTGCCTGACCCTGCAGGTCCTGTCACAATTACGACTCTTTTTTCATCAATAAGATCAAGGTATTTTGACTGATTAGTCGTTTTGGCTTCATAATGATAGGTTGGTTTTTTAGGTGATTTTTTTGACATTCTTTTCCTCGTTAAGTTGTTTTTTTATAAAGGCCAAACAAAATGCAGCAATTCTTTTTTCTATTTCTTCGATTTCGTTCGAAATATACCATGCAGCAGTTTGTATCCAAGGATGCAAATCTTCTTCTTTTGTTGAATCTTCGAGATATATTACTACAGGGGTGTCGCTATATGCCGCAAATACCATTTCGCTTTTTGTCCCTATTGAGGCGTTACCATTAAATATTGTTAAAACAACATCGGAATTTTTTACACCGTTCAGGTCGCCCTTTATCATTTTGTTTACAATACTTTTCCAGGTTTTGGGGTTATTTTTCTTGATCTCTTTTACATTTTTGAATTCTTCATTATATTCAAATTCGCAAGGATCAATAAACTCAATATCTTCATAGTTGCTAAAAACCTTTTTTATTCTGTCTCGTATCCCTCTGCCGCCATCGCTTTCTTTTTCTATAGGACCACACAGGTATATTTTCATCGCAAACTCCTTCGGCTAAACTTAACCATTTCTTTTATGTTCATCCGGCACTTTTTTTCTTATATTTAATTAAAATATATTTAAAATTAGAATTTTTTGATATTTCATCTCGCATTTTATAAAAAAGTTTTTTTATTTTTTCTGGTATAGTTTTTTTACATCTTACAAATTATACATGGAGAAGTGAGAAATTTTTATCTGCTTCTATTTGTTTACCACGCCATTTGCCCATATCTGTACCAAATTTATTATTTAAATATGTATAATCTACATGATCTAGTATTATTTTCCCTTTTTCTTCTTTAACACCGACACAATATCTACTATAAAGTTTAGAAAAGTTTACATTTTTTATAGTAAGTGTTTTAAACTCTGTTTCTTCACAAATTTTTTCGCTCATGTTTTTATTTCCTTCCTGGAATAACAATTTCTTTTTTGCCCCTAGTGTAAAGCTTTCCGCCAACAACAGCATGGTCTGTTACTGGTACATATTCAAAATTCACATATTTGTCTTTTTTGTCAATATGACAGAGTATAAAGCCATTGTGCCATTGTAGCCCATCGGTATAGCGTGCATCGCGCCTATGCCCACAACCTATTTGATGCCATTCATAAGGTCCAAAAATTGGGTTATATCCATTCCAAAGTTCGTGTTTGTGATTGTGTCCGCTGAAACCTGGAAAGCCCATATTTCTTCCATTGGTACTATAGTGATGAACTAACATACAGTCAAAATAAATTTTAAAATTTTTAGCAAGTTCCTTTTTGTCATCTCTTTTTGTCCATGTGGTTAGATCGCTTTCTGCAATATAATTTATTTCGAATTCATCAAGCTTTAATGCTTTTTCTACAGTAATATCAAGCCAATCAGAAAGAAATGTACCAACAGATGGAGCATTATTTATAATGTTTTTCAATAACCTACGTTCATGATTGCCTTCGATAAGATCTATTTGCGAATCAGGAGAGGCATCTCGTATAGGTGCTAATATTTCATTATGTACAAATTTTAATCTTTTTAATTGATCCCACTCCCTCGGATCTTTATAAAAACGACTAAACTCTGGAAGATCAAAGATATCACCTGCAAATGAAACAATATCTGGTTGTGATCTAAATATAGTATCAATAAGTACGCGCAACAAGAATGGATCAACTTCAATGTCATGAAGATCTGAGGAACCGACTATAAGTTTATATCGTCCGCTATTGGATCTGATATATTTTTCTCCCCAATCTTTTCTTTTGTCGCTTAATTCTCTTAAATTATCGACGCTCACATGTTTTGAAAGATTTAAATCTTCTCTACGTTGTGATCTATTTTCTGTAAGTCCAGCTTGTCTTTTAAGTTCTGCATATGTTCCAAAAAAATTGCGAATTTTTGATTGCGGTGCTAACAATCCACTTACTTCCAAATATTTATCTCTTGATATAACTCTACATGAATGTTTTCCTTTAGTCTCTATTTGACATTTTATTAAATCCTGTATCACATCCTCTTTGCTAATGTCTGACATATTATTATTCCCTTTCTTTTTTGCCATCCTTTTTGCTTTGATGTTTAATAACTTTGTCTTCGTACATTTGTACAGGTTTGGATGTTTTTTTCCCCCATTTTTTTGGTCTTTGGCTTTTGCTAGGGTCCCATACGCCATCTGGAATTTCTTTTGTCGCCTTGTAGGTTTTTCCACAATTTTCTTCGTTAAAATCATCGGCATTTACACCATGTGTCAAGGCAACTGATTCAAGTTTCTTAATCCTTTCTTCAAGTTTTTGAATTTTGTCTTCAATTTCTTTTTTAAGTGAATATAGATTCATCCTACGATTTGTTTTTTCGGCCATTTTTTCCTCCTTATAGTCCAAGTTTTTGACCAAGATAAGTTTTTCGCAATTTGGGGATTATATCAGAAATTGGTATCATACCACATATAAATGCATTCCTACCCCATCCAATTGAAACAAGCCCAATAAGTTTCATAGTTTTAAAATTATATATCCCACCGCCAGATGCACCACCAGCGATATTTACACGCACTAGACATACATTATCTAGGCTGGGAGGAATTTCACCTTTTTTGCCAAAACTTTTTCGTGCAAGATGCCCATCTGAGATAAGTGCTGGCAAAAGATATGGACATCCACTCATTACCACTTTTTTCCCTGGAAGCATTTTTTTAAAAACATTCAGGTCTTCTATTTTCGCCACAGGCAAATTTGCAATTTTACATTTTGGATCTAAAACAACTTTAACTATTGCTGTATCAATATTGTCCCATGACTTATACACAGTACCAATGACAGGGGATGTTTGCTTTGCATTGCCATTCTCATCATAGAACCACCCAGACACAACCAAAGGAGGTTTTTTTGGAATTTCAATTGCCTCTCGTACTGGTGTAGGTTTGCTTGTTTGATATAATGGATAAAAATATGGTAAAATTGGACTAAAATATTGTCGATACATTGAAAAATCTGCGACATGATTTGCGGTCAAAAAATACATTTCCATATTGTCGCCATTCATTTCTTTATATATACATGTCCCACTTCCACCACCATATCCTGCATATTGTATTGTAACAGTGGGATAAAGCGCTCTTCCTAACTCAAAAGTTTCCTTATTATGTTCTGTTTTGTAAAAAACAACAACAAGTCCAACAAACAAAAGTGTAGATAATAGTGCTATTACAGCGAACTTAACTGCGTTCATTTTTATGCCCCCCGCATTTATTATGTTGTATATATAATGTATTTTTTATTTCTTGATATAATTCTTCTAAATCTTTTATATCTTGAACATCCATCTTTTTGTCATGATGGTTTTCAGTCCTAAGTAGTTTTGCCGCTATTCTCATCCACGACATTTTTCATCTCCAATACTTTTGTACAGCCATCGCAAATTCCATAACAAAATTCTTTTATTAATACAATAGGATATTTCTCAGCAGTTTCTCCAATATCTATTTTTGCAATCATTATAATATCAATAGCAGAATATAAAAATGGACGTATTCTTTTGGGAATATTTGTTATTATTTTATCAAAAACTTTTCCATCAATAGTAATTGCTTCATTAGAAGAAATATTAATAATATTAGTTGCAATATCATCTTTCAAAATTTTTGCTATTTTAATTCTTTTTTCTATCTCATCATCTTCATATATTGTCATTAAGGCAAGATATGTTCCATTTTTAGCAAGTTTACGTATTACAATACTATCTTCTATAGAAATTAGTCCATTAAAAACTGAACATCCATTAAAAAACAATAATATTAATATACTTAAAATAACAGTACGCATAATTTATTCCTTTTCTTTATTAAGAAGAGCTTCAATTTTTTCAACAAGAATATCGCTTGTAATTTTTGTTAATCCAAGAAGCTTAAGTTCTTTTGTAACAATTTCAATTGCCTTAGCTAATTTATCACCACTTTCTAATTTTTCATTATGCATTTTTTGAAGATTTTTATCAAGTTTTTCAACATATCCTATAGCTTGTTTACAAACCATATCAATAAGATGTTCTATATTAATCTTATTTTCTATATCAAGTTTTTTTGCAAGCTTTCTAACAGTCCATGCAACCAATAGTGTTAAAATTGGGACACAAATTTCAATAATTGTTGGCAATACTCCAATTAAACTTTCCATTTCCTACCTCCTTATCAATTACAATTTTTAAAAATAAAAAAATACTCTATTTGTATTATACGTCTATTTGCTATTCTTTTTGTGAGTTTTACCTATCTTCTTATTTGCTTTGTCAATTACTAATACGGCCTCTTTTTCTGTAAGTTCGCCGATTGTAGATATGTCTCTACCGATAATACCATAAATATCCCTTATATCTATAACATCTTTGTCAACAAATTGTTTTTTAATAAGATTTTTCTGAATATCAGTTATCGGCCTTTCTTCATCTGATATTTCTTCTTCTGTACACGCCCTAATGTGCAACGCTCTTCGTAACGCTCGTCCTAACGCTCTTGTTTCTGCAAGTGCAGTGCTGTAACTCTTGAAGCCATCTGCCATTGTCCCACATCTTGCATCTGCTGAGCCAGAAAATATAAAACCACTTGCGAATTTAATTGTTACCGTAGCTGTTGCAGACCAATCATTTTTCTTTTCAGGCACTTGGACAACATTGGTTTTATATCCAACAAAATCTGTATGCTCCATAGCAACTCTCATAAGTCCGTCTACAGTAACAAGATAATCGCCATTTTCCGTAACAACAATTTCATCTTCTTTAAGCAAATCATAATAATCTGTTTTAAAATCTAGTTCTTTCATTTTAAAATTCCCTTAATGTTGTCAAATTCTTCTTTGGAAAGCGTATAATTGCCTCTATGTTGTACTGATCTAGATGACGCGAAATTAGCATATTTACAAGCATATTGTATGCTGTTATCATTTATTGCTTTATTAACAAAGATCAAAGCAAATGTAGCAGCCGCGACATCTCCTGCGCCACAAACATCTGCAACTTCTACCGAGATTCCGCTTGCCGTATATTTTAATATCCCATTTTTGTATGCTTTCATTCCTTTCCCACCATTTGTTATTATTAAATAAGTGTTTGGCATATTTTGTGATGCTTCTACAGCAGAAAGCCCCGTAGATTCAAGCTCTTTATTATTTGGCTTAATGACATCAACAGTTGCAATATTATGAAAAGTTGGTCTCTTAGGATCAAGAATAGTATAAACGCCAATCGCCCTAAGCTCAATTGACAAATTATGTATAAAGCCATCTGTTAGTGCGCCTTTATCATAGTCAACAAATATAACGACCCTTATGTTGCTATTGTTGTGAATTATATCGATTATTTCCTTTGTCCATCTTTCATAGTCTTCAGAAGAAAATGGCGAAATTTCGGCTTCTGTGTCGATTCTACACACCTGCTGTTGTTTATTTGCCCATATCCTTTGTTTACGCGGAATTTCAAAATTTACATTAGAAGACAGACGATGTACTTCAATATTATTTTCTTCCAATAATTTTTCAATACCGCTAGGGATATTATTTGAGATTGTTGTCATTGTCGCCCTGCCATTTATTGCGCCTATTTGCTTTGCGACATTGCCAGCGCCGCCAAGAATAATTTCTTTTGATCTTTTTAAGCAAACTGGGATCGGGGCTTCTGGGTTAAGGCGCGATGCCTCACAAAATATGTGTTCATCTATTATTAAGTCGCCAACAATTAATATATCTACACAATTTTTTTCTTCAACCACTTATGTCTCCCATAAATGTTTAAAATAGTTAAAAGTATTGATAAAGCAACAAGCGATGGATTTATCATTATAAGCCCCTGAATAGCGTATAAAATATTCGCAGTTGCGTTAGCCAAAAAACCCCTTGTGTCTTGTTGTGCTAGCAAATAGCAACCCACAATGAAAAAGATGTTTGCCGTCCAGCCAAGAAATTCAGTTGTTGGTGTCACGCTTGTAAAGCCCCATAGATTCTATAGCTCTATAGCTATCATTTTTTTTATCTAATGTGCTTGCTTCAAAAAAGGTATTGTCATTCATAGAGAGTCCATAAAACCTGTGCGGAACTCTTGGCTCTATTGTTATAAAAGAATTTTGAGAAACTTTTAAATCACTATGTGGTTCAAGAATAAGTCTTTTTTGTGGCTTTTGTCGTGCCAATTCATTTACATCTTTTTCTGTGTAGTCTTCTGGTAGTTGCTCCCAAACTTCAAGAAGCACTTGTCCAGTTCTCGCAAGAAAACTTTCTGTTTTGTCTTTATGAAAATGTATGCTGCAACATTTGCCTTGTTC